CCTGGTACAAAGGTATAACCAGTTCCAACTTCATTGATAGTTACTGATAATATTTGAGTATTTGAAACAACTGGAGTTGCAGTTGCATTTTTTCCTGGTATTGGTTTTGGTAATACTACGTTAGTATTTGGTTCAACCAAATATTGAGGTGCATTATAGAAAGTTTCATCGACAATTAAATTTGGTTGAACAATAGTAATTCCATCAGTTGATTTGTATTCTGTGGTTTCATAATGATGAATACCATTATATAAAGTATCATATGATCCATATTTTGATAGTAAATATTTGTCTAATTCATCTTGAGTTTTTGGCCATTCATCATATACATTCATAATGTTATTTGACATTAAAACAACCCAATCTAAATTTTCATCTCCATAGATTTCATATGCAACATTATCTGGTCTTTCATTACCAACAACACTATATTGTTGGAAGTAAGAAAGGTTATTAAAAATATCTTCTCTTACTTTTGATCTCATGAATAAATTTTTAACTTCAATATAATCGTTTGCTGAACGATTATCTTTTAGTCTACTTACGTATTCTAAATTTGGAACCTTTGAGAAGTAATTTGACATTTTTAGTAACCTATTTCTTGTGTATTTGATCCATACTCATCTTCATAAACTGGTTCTAGTTCCATAAATTGCATTTGCAATCCATAAGAAACCATTGTTCCATCTTCATCAAACGCCATATAAGAACCTTCTGGTGTATAGTCAACATTAAATGTTTGTAAAGCACACTTTTTAATTTTATTTAATCCTGGATGACTATCACTATCTTTAAAAATATAATTTATTTCAAAAACATGTGGTGCTTTTAAAAATAGATTTTTCTCACTCCTTTGAACTGCCATTCCCTGTTTAAAAAATCTAATAATTTTTTTTATTTCATCTGCTTCAGATTTATTTCTGGCACTTAATTTAAATGCAAAATTAAAAGGTCTTAATGCTGGACCTTCAAAAAGTAATTCTAAATTTGGATTTACTACAGCACCAAATAACCTTGATTGTATATTTGTAGCACCTGTTCCTTGCTCTGCAAAATATGATGCAATTATTGTTTTAACTGAATCGTTTACTTGTTGATTTTGTGTTACTCCTTGCGCTGCAGTAAATGCTGCAGTAAATGCCTCTTCAACACCACCTTGAATGCCAGACATCATTATACCAGTACCAACTAATTGACCAGCATTCATTACATTTTCATTCCACTTTACTGAATTACTGTCTGATATTTGTGATTGTATTGGTAATTTTACTGATCCCAAACTATTACCAAATGATCTATCTGAAAATTCTATTCCCGATTGTGCTATTCCTCTATTTCCATATTCCATTATTGTGAATTTTATCCAATCATGTTCTTCTCTACCAACATCTTTAGGATAAATTAAATTTCCATAATCATTTCTTTTTCCAGATTTTCCAGTGACATTAAATGAATTTACTTGTTGTGTTGTTAATCCACTAAAAGGTGTAGAAGTACTACTTCCAGTTCCATCTCCAGTATTCGTATTATTTGAATCGCCACCAGACGTTCCTGTTGGTTGTGCTGGTGCTTGATTACCAACCCAAGTAGTATAAGGTTGAAATGAATTTGAACTTACAAAAGATTGTTTTTGGTCAGTAGGTAATTTATTGAGTATTGCTGTTGTATTTTGTGTAAATACGTTTGAATTCTGATTTAAAAATGCTCCTATGGGCGTATTATCTGTACCTACAGTTGTATTTGCGTCTAACGGTGTCCAAGAATTTGTAGTAGCACTCCAGTTTGCAACAACGTTTCCGTTTTGATCTACAATATTTGGTGCCGAGTTTGGATTTTGTGGATTTATTTGTATACCAAATCTTCCCGTTGTAGTTCCAGTTTGAACTGGAAACAGTGTTGTTTGGCTTGTAGGTGTATTTTGTATGGGCACTATTAATCTTCCGTTTTGAAGAAGAGCTTGTATTTATTTAGTAATAAATTTGGCGTATTGGATATTTTGTAAATCGCTTAATTCATTGTTTCTAACATGATGTAATTGACCAACTACTTCTATCCAGGTGTAGTTTTTTGGTTCTCTCCAGTGATAGTTATATCCTTTAAATCCCCATCTTTGAACTTCTAAACATGTTATTAATGGGTGTTGATCATATGTTATACCTGGAGTTTTTGGTATATAAACAAATGTATAATGTTTTCCTGGTATAGGTATTAAGTCAATATCTTTTAATGCATCCATAATAAAAATCATTAGATCTTCTGGATCTGTTACTCTTTTTATTTTTGACTGTAATAATTTAATCCTGTTTATTTCTCTTGCCATTATTTGATACCTAGATCGTCTTCTGTAATGATTTTAAATTCTAGCAATCTATCTTCACACCATTCTTTCGCCGCTTTCCACTTTGCCTTATTTACTTCATAAGTCTTTGCTTCATAGATAAAATTTTTTGTTACCCTTGATTTTTTTACTGGTGGTAAAGTTTGTCTTTTTGGTTTTACTTCTATTACATAAGTTTTTATTGATCCAGATCTATCTTTCATTTTTACGATAAAATCTGGGTAATACTTATGAACTCTTTTATCAATAGGAGACACATATGGTATGAAAAATTCCTCACTTGCCCATTCAAGAATACTATCATTTAAATCACACCACCTACAGAATTTTCTTTCCCAACTACTTCTACAAATTATATTATTAGGATTACCTTTATATTTCTCTGGATTTTCTGGTTTATATTTACTTTTTATACTTTCTCCCATTTATCTTGACTACATATAATATAACAGTAGTTTTATTTATAGATGGCTGCTCCAAAGACGGTTGCCCAATTAAAATCTAGTATTTTAAGACCAGCATTAACATCTCACTACTCCGTATTAATTACTGGTGTGCCTTCGACTGCTCAGACTTTTATAAGTCAAAATGCTCAAATATCAAGCACACCTGTAGAATATCTTGAATTGTCTTGCTGTGAGGCATCATTACCTGGATCATCTTTAGCAACACTGGATATTATGAATGATCATACAGGTGTTAATGAAAAACATGCTTATAGAAGATTATATGATGACAGAGCAGACTTTACATTTTATGTTGATCATGATTATGTTCCAATAAGATTTTTTGAAGCATGGATGAGATATATTACTACTGAGCAAAGATCCAAAGGAATTGCTAATAGAACATTTACTTCAAGACCAACTTGGGTAGATAATTATGCTACCGATCAAATAACCATTGAAAAATTTGAGCGCGATTATAATTCTAGTTTAACATATAAATTTATTAAGGCATTTCCTGTAAGTATAAATTCTATTCCCGTATCTTACGAATCATCTAATTTATTAAAAGTTACTGTTTCATTTGTTTATAGTAGATATTATATTGATAACTTTACTGGAGCACCAGCACAACCTAGCATACAGCAACCAGCACCAGTTTCTCAACAACCAATAACTACAAATACACCATTTACTACTCAAAGAATATTAAGTGATGAATATTATAATAATTTTGGACAAAACTCTCAGAACGCCACTAACTTCTCAGATTTTACTAACGGCACTGTAGGTGGTCCATTTGGTCAAGCAGTTGCATAATAAATAAAACGACATCTGATTTGTATAGCAGATTATGCCTTTACCAAAAATATCCACACCAACTTATGAGTTGGAACTACCATCTACTGGACAACCTATTGAGTATAGACCATTTCTTGTTCGTGAAGAAAAACTCTTAGTAATTGCATTGGAAACTGAAGATTCAAAGCAAATAACCAATGCGATAAAAAATGTAATTAAAAATTGTATTTTAACTAAGAATATAAAAGTAGAAACTTTACCTACCTTCGATATTGAATATTTGTTTTTAAATATTCGCGGTAAATCAGTTGGTGAGGAAGTTGATGTTAATATTATTTGTCCAGATGATGAAGAAACCACTGTACAAGTAAAGATTAATATTGATGATATTCAAGTTCAAAAAAATCCAGAGCATAGCAAGCAAATTAAAATTGATGATAGTCTTGCAATTGAAATGAAATATCCATCATTAGATCAATTTATCAAAAGTAATTTTGATTTTACAAATGATAATAATATGGAACAATCTTTTGATCTTGTTGCATCATGTGTTGAAAAAATTTATACAGAAGAAGAAATTTGGACTTCATCTGATGTAACTAAAAAGGAGATTGTTGATTTCCTTGAGCAAATGAATTCTGCTCAATTTAAAAAAATTGAAAAGTTTTTTGAAACAATGCCAAAACTTTCTCATGAAATTAAAGTGAAAAACCCAAATACGAAAGTTGAAAGCACTGTAGTTCTGGAGGGATTATCCAGTTTTTTCGTATAGCATTGGTCCACATGGACCTTGAAAATTATTTTAAGTTGAACTTCGCCTTGATGCAGTATCATAAATACTCATTAACGGAGATTGAAAATATGTTGCCGTGGGAAAGAGACATTTATGTTGCTTTACTACAAGCGCATTTAGAGGAAGAAAAACTTAAACAGCAGCAACAAAATGGCATCAAATAAACCAAAGTTTATCGATAAATTTTGGCCAGTATCTACAATAGTATCAAGTAGAACTGGACAATATAAAAGAATACTTGCTCAACGAATGGAGAGGAACAAGTATTTAATCGAGAATACTTATGGTGTAAAGGCAGATAGAGTTGTAGATACATTCATCAAAGCATATTTGGCGTCGGATAAAGATTATCCTGCGCCAATTGAAATTGTTCAAAATCCAAGGTCAGAAAAAGATTTCGATTTATATAATCAATACATTATATTTTTGTGGGAATATTATGTAAGAGATAAGAGTAAGAAACCAAAACCAGGTAGAGAAAAACCACCGCCAAATATACCCAATAATCAACAACCTCCAGGTGATCCTGGGTCATTGACTTTATATGAAGGGAAGAAAGAAGAAGATTTAGTTGATGAAGAAGTTGATGAAAGAATTTTAAAACTTCTTGGATTGCAAGATGTTTTTGATATTGATTATGGAACTTATCTTACTCTACTAAAAGAGAAGATGATTTCTGCAAGGATGTCATCTACAAGTATTCCTACGGAAGAAATAGAATTAATAACTAATGAATATAAAAGAGTAAAGGGTAAGGTTGGTAGATTTAAAATAAAAGGTAAGAAAATAAATGCTGATAATATAAAGGCATCTGGTCCAATAAGAATAACTAAAGATCAATTTTTTCTTGCTGGAAAGGTATCAGTTCCAAATGTTAAATCTGAAGATCAAAAACCGACAGCAGAAACATCTGATTTAAAAAAAGATATACAAGTAATTAGATCTAGTCTTGAAAATATTGCATCTTTATTAACGGGTCAGAATAAATTATTACAAAAATCATTTGAAACTCAAAGACTACAAAGAGAAAATAAAAGAAGATCTGATAAGGAAGACAAACTAGAAACTGTAAAAGGTGCATTAAAAAATGTCGCACAAAAAGTATTAGCACCATTTCAAAGTATATTGGATAAAATTATTAACTTTATTGTTAATATGCTTCTTGGGAGATTTTTTGTTAAGTTGATGGATTGGCTTGCTAATCCAGAAAATTTTGCTAAAGTTAAAAATATTTTTAGATTTTTAAAGGATTGGTGGCCTGCTCTTCTAGGTGCATATCTACTTTTTGGTAATGGGTTGGGTAGATTTGTTGTAAAGATCACTGCATCTTTAATAAAATATGGATTTAAATTAACTAAAAAAGTATTACCTCAATTATTAAAATTTCTTAAAAGTCCCATTGGAATGGGATTGGGGTTATTTACTGCTGGTGCGACAGTACCAATGCTTTTCCCACAAACTGTCAATGCCCAAGAGACTGCAATATCATCTTCTCCTGGAACTAATGAGGATAAGATTGGTAAACTGAAGCAACAGAAAGAAAATTTAAATTGGTTAGATAAACTTCAGGGGAAAGGATCTGAAATTGATGAGCAAATTCATTTCTTAGAAACTGGAAAAACCAAGGCATATACTGGCGGTGGTTTAATTACAAACTCAAAATATAATAGTGGATTATATACACAACCAATAAAAATTAGTGATATTGGATTTGATGGTGGTGGATCAATACAAAATGATACTGGTGTAAAAGTATCTGGTGCTGGAAAGGATACTCAGTTAATTGCTGCTCAACCAGGTGAAATTGTAATTAATAAACCAACAGTAGATGCTTTAGGTAAAAACTTTTTCTTATCTTTGAATTCTAAGTTTGGTGGATCTGGTGCCAATATACCAAAAATGTATAATGATATTCAACTTGCCGCTAAGGGTGGTCTTGTTGGTGGGTATTCTGGAGATAAAAAAGATAGTCCACCATCAGATGGAAAGAGAAAACCAACTAGTAAAGTTGCTGCAAAGTTAGCACCTTTCTCTATGAAAGATACATTCATGAATTTATCTCCGTTGAATATTGATAAAAGAACTACTATTTTTAATCAAGATTATACTAAAGATAAATCAAAATCAAAACCAAAGAATAAACAATTAACACCAATGCAACAATGGGCAAAGAATTTCCCAGAACTTGCTAAAAAAGTTAAACCAGGACAATCTGGATATGATGAAATACAAGCAGTAATTAATCCAAAAATTGATATGTCTAATGTATTTTCTACATCATTTACTCCTTTGTTTAATAACATTATTGAAAATACTTTCAATAATACTGTTAATGGTTTAAATTTTGGTGATCATCAAAACATTAATATTGAAGGTCCCAAAAAACCTAATTTTATACCTGCTAAACAAAATGTTTATATTCCTCCATCACCATCAGTTAATAATGCTCCTAATATAATTGCACTTCCACCGATTAGAAAAAATCAAACTTCTAATACTTCTGGTTCTAATAAAAGTATGGGAAAAGATATACCACAGTTTCCAGCGTTTCAAGATACCGCTACTAGAAAAAACAACCTACAAATTTATGGAATAATAGGGGTAGGTTAGTATGAACTTAGATTCTAAAAAACTTCTTCCACCATCAAAAAAAAGTGAAAGTCAGAAGATAAATGCTGATAAATTTTTAGTACCAGTAAAAAATATACAATATAAAAATATTGTAAAATTATCTGAGACTAAAGAAGATCAACCAAAAGTTGAAAAGTTTGGTTTAAAAGATGAAATTCTTTCTATAAAAGAATCAATTCTTTCTATTGAAAAATCTATAGCAAAGTCATTAGATCTACAAAAAGAAAAAATACTAAAGGATAAATTAGATCGAGAAAATAAAAGAAGACAAGATAAAGAAGAGAAATTAGAACAAAAAAAGGACTACGGTTTTGGTAAAATAATAAAGAATATTCCTAAACCAAAATTAAGTTTTATTGATTGGATTAAGCGATTTGTTTTAAATATGTTCCTTGGTTATTTTGCCGTTAGGGTGATTGATTATCTGCCAACTATAATATCAATAGCAAGTAAAATAACTCCAGCAATAAACTTTATTGGTTGGATGGGTAAAAATTTGTTGAAAGGGTTGATTGATTTTATTGATTGGGGTTATAAAGCATATGATGCAACTCGTGGATTTATAAAACAAGTCGCTGGTGATGGAGCACAAAAACAATTTGATAGTTTCTCTAAAAATTTAAATGATGTTTTAAATTATACAATAGTTACTGCTCTTGGTATTGCCGCTCTTGCTGATAAAGTTAGGGATAAAAATCCAAACAATAAAACAAATAAAAAAGGTCAACCCAGAGATCCTCGTACAAATAGACCAGTACCGACAGATAAAAAGGGAAATTATTCTTTCCATAGAAGTGGTGGTGCTTATAATAGAGAAGTATTCAGAAAAACTGATTGGTCATATAAGCAATATGACGCGAATGAAAATCAAATAATGAGGAGATACGCCAGAAAATATGGGCGTGATGCTGCAGTTGATAAGTTTGGTAAGGAAAGTGTAAAGGATATTGGTGGAAAGTATGGAAGATCTAAGTTAACTAATGCTGCAAGAGCAGGTGCTGTTAAATTAGTTGGAAAGTCTGGAGCAAAGACTGTTTTAAAATTTACTAGACCTCTTCTAAAAAGACTTCCTCTTATTGGAGCACTTATTGATTTTGGACTTTCTGTTGCTTTAGGTGAACCATTAGGTAGAGCAGCATTCTCTGCTATTGGTGCTGCTCTTTTAGGTACAATCGGTGCTGGATTTGGTGGTCCTATTGGAGCAGTTCTTGGTGGACTAGCTGGTAATTGGGCAGGTACAAAATTGTATGATATTTTATTTAATGGGAAGAAAGAACAGGGTAATAAAAAGGTTAAAGGTAAAGCATCTGGTGGACAGGTCACTTCTAGAGGTGGTACAACTGTAGGTGGATCTATTGGAAGAACACAAAAAGTAATTAGAAGAGTACCAAAACCACCTAAATTACAAGCACCAGAATCTATTCCAGGAAAAAATATTGGCGGTGAAAAGGTAATAGATAAAGTTTTTCCAAAAGAAACTTCACCAGAACATATTAGTCCTCTTAGATCTTTAAAAACTTCTTCAAGTATATTGAAAGGATCTGGGTCTACATTATTAAGTCAAACAATGGCAGTTGGTGTTGATCTTGCTATGGGGCAAAAACCAACAAAAGAATTTTATAGTAAATATGGAAAAGCGTTTGGGTCTTTTGTTCAGGAAATGGTTAATACTAATATGGAAATGACCACCCAAGAAACAGCAAGATCAATACTTGCTATGGCAAACGGTGGAACAGTTCCATATAATATTCCATCTAGGGGACCAAATTTTGGTGAAAAGGTTGGGGAGATGGTGGCAACTGCATTTGCCAACACTGTTGAAAAACAATCGTCATTAATATTAAATGCATTGAAAATAGAATCGAATAAAAAATCATATACTGGTATTACTGAAAGTGATCCTACATTGGAAGGTGATGATGAAGGTGGTGAAGGTGGTATGACTAAAGGTACGTGGGGACCACTTTTAGATTTAATTGCTGGTAAAGAATCTGGTGGAAATTATGAGGCAATGTATCCAAGCACTACTTTAAAAGGTGCCACTAAAATGACAATCGCTGAAGTTGCCAGAAGAGCAACTGGTGCTGTAGGAAAATATCAACAACTTCCACAATACCTTGTCAATCGAGCAAAGGCGGCAGGTCTTAATCCAGATAAAGATCTGTATAGTCCAGAAAATCAAGAAAAGATTATTATTAATGTTAATATCAAAGGAAGAGGTGGTGAAAGATGGTTAAAGGGTGAAATAAGTGATGAAGAATTTATGCAAGGATTATCACAAGAATTTGCATCTTTACCTAATGCTCAAGGTAAGTTTTATTATCCTGGGCAAAGTAGTGCAATGACCCCTGCAAAGGTAAAAGCAGCATTATCTAAAGTTAAGAAAGGTGGTTATTCTCAAGCAGAACTTGCTAAAGGTGGTAAAGATCCTTCGATTGGATTGGGTAAAGGATATGGTTCTGCTGGAGGAAAAATTGCTGGTGAATTGGGTAGGTATCTTAATAAAGCATTAGTTCCTGGAAAAGATTTCCTTAGAGTTACAGAACATCCTGAACATGGTGGAGTTAGAGGTAGACATGCAAGAAATTCTTATCACTACGATGGTAGAGCAGTTGATATTGGTGCGTGGGATTGGGAACAACCAAAAATATTAAGAGCGATTGCAGACTTTAATAAGAAGCGTGGTGTAAAACCAGTTGAATTATTACATGCAAAAAATGAACCTTCTGGACATAGCGACCACGTTCACGTCGCATATAAACATGGTGGATTAGTAACAAAACCAACACATGCTTTAATTGGTGAAACTAAAAAACCAGAAATGGTATTGGATCCAGATACAACTGGGACAATGAATAAAGAATATCCTGGTATGTTGGCAAAGTTAAATGCTGCTAAAAATAAAAAGCAAATATCTGAAGTTTTAAATACCTATGCTTCTTATGAAAACAATAATGGTAAGTCTTCTATTATTCTGATACCGATAGAAAAAATTGTAAATAATACTATAACTAAACAAACACCAGGTCAATCAATGACTGGTGGAAGATCTTTTTCTTCTGATGGTTTAAACATCGAAACTTTACTAGCATGAGCACACCAAACATTGCTGCTAACCCAGCTAATATAACTCTATTTAAAATATATTCTAATGTCAATGGAAACTCTTCTGATGTTAGGGGTGGTGTTGTAAACTTATCTTATTTTGAAAGCGTATTAGAAAATACTATAAGAGTTAGTGCTACAATAATTGATACTGGATCTGAAAATGGTAATGTATTGCAGTTACTGGAGTTGTCTGGGTTTGAAAAAGTTGAATTAGAATTCAACGATAATCAAACATCTGAAAATAAACTTAGATTTACTGGAAACAACTCATTGTATATTTCAAAAATAAGAAACATATATTCACATACACAAAAGACTGCATTCACAATAGACTTAGTTTCTAAAGAATTTCTTCTCAATGAACAAGAAAGTAGTTTAGTTTATAAAAGGTATGACGGTGAAATATCAAGTTCTGTTAAAAAAATAATGCAGGACTATCTTAAAACTAGTAAATCTATTTTTACTGATACCACTGTTAATACATATAATTTTATTGGTGATGCTAAAAAACCAATGAGATTATGTACTGAGATGGCGAGATTTTGTATACCTGATGGTGTTCCTGGAGCAAAAGGTAAAGTTGCTGGATACTTATTTTTTGAAACGTATGATGGTTATAATTTCAAGTCTATAGATAAATTGCTAGATCCAGATAGAGGATATAATTCTTACATTTATAATATGAATACTGGATTGCCATCTGGATATACTGGTAAAATATTGGAATATTATTCTGATAAAACTATTGATGTTCAAAAAAGATTAATGATTGGTGGATATGGTACTAAACTTGAGGGGTTTGATCCATATACGGATAAATTTGGATATGCTTTAGTTGATTCTAAAAATCAACCTCAACTTGGAGGTAAAAAAATGCCTAAATTGACTTCTGATTTTACTGGACCTTCTAGAAAATCAATAAGAAGACTTGATATAGGACAACTTCCAAATGGATCAACAAGTAAAGAACAATTGAAAGGTGCGTTTACTCAAAATTTAGATGCTGGTAATGTCATTGCACAATCTGCAATGAGATACAATCAGTTATTTACTTTAATAATGACTATAACTATTGCTGGAGATATTTCAATTAGGGCAGGTGATTTAATATATTGTGATTTTCCAGGGACAACCCCAAAAGAAAACCCAGATCCAGATAAGGAAATAAGTGGTATATATATGATATCGGATATATGCCATTTTATAGAACCAAAAAGAACATTCACTAAAATGAATTTAGTTCGTGGTTCTTTTGGGAGAACACCAAAGTAAGGAGGTTAAATTATGGACAATATCAATCAACATATTGACAGAGATAGAAAAATACTTGAGGATCCAACTATTTCTTCTCAGGCAAGAAGACATACTAAAGAAGAACTAACTTCTCTTGAGAAATATAAGCAGCGTCATCCAGAAGATGATCATGATCCAACACCATTTGAATTATATTGTGATGAAAATCCAAACGCTCTTGAATGTAGGATTTACGAAGACTGATGGAATTTACTGGATCTCTTTTTGATACAAATGCCCATGTTAACTATTGGGAAGGTATTGTTGTCGATAGGAATGAATGGCCAAGAACGGATACACCAATAAAGGATGCTAAAGAACTTAACAACTGGGGTTATAGAGTTAAAGTAAGAATACAAGGAGTTCACCCTGCGGATAAAAATATATTACCAGATTCTAAATTACCCTGGATAGAACTTCCAGGTAGTTTTTTTGGTAGTGGTCATCGTGGTGCTGGAATTACTCCAGGTGTAACTCAAGGGTCTATTGTTTGGGGTATATGGGCAGTACCTTCACTTAAAAAAACTCCTATTATATTAGGAGTAAAACAAAACAATGAGCAAACAAATTTAAGTAGAACTCAAGTTGGTGGTTTTGATCCATTTAGTGGGTTTAGTGATACTGATACTGTTCCAGGATATTCTGTACCTTTAACTGAAGGAAATCCATTAGAAGGTATTGCTTTTGGTAATTTTTGGAACCAGTCTGATGCTGGTAAAATGGAAGAATATACTTTTGGTATAGATTCACCTAAACCATGTACAGCATCTCCATTATCTGAAATACAACTTACGATACAATCATTAATACAAAAAATAGAAAAAGTTCAAAGACAATTAAAAACTTGGGCAAGTGCTGCTCAGGGGTGGATTGCTGAAAAACAAGCATATATTAATAAGTTAATTGAAGAGGCAGCAAAAAAAGTTGCTGAAGGTATTAGATGGTTAATGGAAACCATTAGAAAATATGTAATGGAATATGTACAAGACAAAATTAAAAAATTATATTTTTTAATTAATCCTTCAGATAGAGATAAAGCAAAAACTGCTCAAGATAAAGTTGTTGAACTTATAACATGTTTGTTTAATAAAATTATCAATGGTTTATTGGGAATAGTTCTTGGTTTATTAAAAAATGCTTTAGGTAGATTTGTTAATGTGCCAAAGTGTGTTGTTGAAAATATAATGTCTTCACTACTTGGAAATCTTTTTGGGTTTATTGGTGGAGCAATAGACAATATTTTAAGTTCTATTTCATCATTAATTGGTGGAATTGCTAGTGTTGCTGATGGAATTCTTGGATTATTAAAAACTATACTAGGATTTTTCTCCTGTGATGATAATAATGATTGTCCAGAAACAACACAATGGAATATCTGGGGTGGTGGAAGACCATCTGCTACTTTTGATTTAGAATCAATATTTAATGAAGCTAAAAACATTGCATCCACTGTTAAAAATATTGCAGATCCAGATAATTTTAATTTTGATTTTACTGGAATGTTTTCTAATCTTGCAAGTGGTGTAACTGGTTGTTTTACTGGACCAGTTTTATGTGGACCACCAAGAGTAGAATTTTTTGGTGGTGGTGGAAGTGGTGCTAGTGCAAATGCAATTATAAGTGCTACTGGTGAAATTATGGGAGTTGATATTATTACACCTGGATCTGGATACAGTAAAGCACCGTTTGCTAATATTGTTGATGATTGTGGTAAAGGTAAAGGTGCTGTAGTAAGGGCAGTTATTGGTCCTGTCACAACTCCAACTTCTCCTACTACTGGCGGTACTACTACAGGAACTGGTGGAGAAACTGGTGGAACAAATACTGGTACTGGTACGGGTACAGGTGGAGGTGTGGGTACGGGTGTTAATGGTAACGATGGAGGAACTGGAGCAGGTGCTGGAACAGGCACTGGATTAACAGAAACTTTGGGTGTTATTGCCGTAGTTGTTGAAGAACCAGGATTTGATTATATTCCTTCTCCAGATGGTGATTTAGGTGGTGATGGTAGGATATGGGCAACTGCTGATCAAACTATTGTCAGAAGAAGTGACGGAACGTATGATGATCCATATAATGACGATGAAGAAATACCAAATTTAAATCCTGGTGATTTTGTAAGCACCCCTTCAGATAGAAATAGTTTAATTAACTTAGGTGGTGGAACTGGACAAGGAGTTGTTGGTGATGGATTTGTTGTTCGCAATTATCCTACTAGTGGTAGTGGTGAATATCCAGTTTTACTTTATCTTTGTGGAGTTGAAGTTGTTAGGTCTGGTATAAATTATTCTCCTACTGATAGAATTATCATAGAACCAAATATTACTGGTACTATTTTAGAACCAGTTTGGGGACCATTTGGTGTTTTAGAAAAAGTAAATATACTTTCCCCTGGAATTGGATTTACCGAAAGACCACAAATCTATGTTAAGAGTGACACAGGATATAACGCTCAACTCAATCCTGTATTTTGTGTAAATAGAGTGGGTGATGATACTGTTGGTGAAATTCCTTCAGATATTACACCAGATAAAATCTTAAAAGTTGTAGACTGTGTTGGAATAGTTTAATGGCAAAACCTAAAACAGAATCCAGAAGAATGGGAACTCATGAAGGTGAGTTAAAATTTGGTCATGTTGATATGAATGGAACAATGTCTGGTGTTCAATTGAGAAATGGTCCACCAGGACCAGATGCTGAACATTTTATGCAATTTTGTTCCACTGGAAAGATGAAAGGTGGTACAATTAATCGATGCCCTACGGTATATCAAATTCATTGTGCGGAAAAATCTGTTGATGGTATAGGATTTATATTAAATGTTGCTGATGGTGATATTGTTTTACGTGCTGCAAATGGAAGAATACGTTTGATTGCTGATAATATTGATTTAAAAGCGCGAGGTAAGGACGGTAAAAATGGATTTATAAATCTTGACGCTGATGAAAAAGTTGTAATGCGAGCAAAAAATATTGAGGTAAATGGTACGTCAGTAGTTAAATTTTTCTCTTCTGGATTGTGTGAAATTGTTGGTAAAAATACTCTAAATTTTTATGGGGGTCTTGTTGATTGTGCTGATGGTGCAACTACTGGATTAAATTCTAAACATACTTCTGGTTTAGAAATACAAGAAATGTTTACTGTATAAGAATATGAAATTACCAGACATAGAAATAGGAAAAAGATTATTTTGTGGTAAAGGAAATCCTACAAATGTTTTAGGTGTTGGTCCTACAGAAGTTCGTGGTTCTGGATATATTGAAGGTCCAACTGTAACTGGGGATCCTAGTTTGTTTAAACCAGCGCCACAAGAAATGGCAACGGTGATGTGTGGTCCAACAAAAAATCCAGATGTTGTTAAAGTTGGCACTATACCATTTCTTTCCTTGTTTGTGCAAACTTATGCAAGGATTAAAGCTTTTTTGAAAGTTGATACTTTATTGTCAGTCAGGTTAATTAAATCTGATGTGATTTATACTAATGTTTTAATGGCGAACACTAAAAATTTCGTTATAGATCATCCATTAAAAGAGGGTAAAAAATTAGTTCATGGATGCCTTGAAGGACCAGAACATTCTGTATATGTTAGAGGAAGATTAAGAAATAATAATATAATTGAATTGCCAGACTATTGGATTAACTTAGTTGATGAAACTACAATTACAGTTTCTTTGACTGCTATTGGTGCAGAACAATCTTTATTTGTTGCAAAAATTAAAGATAATAAAATAGTTGTAGGTAACTATATGACTGAATTTGGTGAGTTACCAATAGATTGTTTTTACCATGTGTTCGCTGAAAGGAAAGATGTAAATAAATTAGAAACGGAGATTTGATTATGCCAGCATTTAATTTTAAACAATATGGTACGTTTACTGGACCAGCAAAAAATTATGAGTTCATTGATGATGATGCAACTTGGTGGAGTGATCTTCCAATAGATAGTTCATTTAAACTTAGTGATATTGGTGTTCTATTTTTCAATAACCAGGCAGACTATGCATATTTCCATTTGTATGGAGTATCAACAAGCTTAGTTACTTTTGAAAAAAACAGCGGAGATTTACCTAACTTACTTGCCAATATTCAAAATACTATATTTAATGGAAATATAATCATTAATGGAACTACTGTAGCAAATGATAATATTGTATGTAATGCTAACGTTTCTTGTAATGGTGTATTAAATTTATCTGGAGTTGGTAATGCTGCTTCATACATGACAACTACCAGAACTATTGCTCAATCTAAAAAGTCTTTTGATATTCCTCATCCGTTAAAAGATGACCATAGACTTAGATATGTTTGTTTAGAAGGTCCTGCAGCAGAAGTTTATATCAGAGGTAAATTAGAAAATGAAAATATTATTACGTTACCAGAATATTGGAGTAGTTTAATAGATCAAGAAACAATAGGGGTAACATTAACACCTATTGGATATCATCAAGAATTATTTGTTGAAAAAATAGAGTGGGGATCCAGAATTGTCATTAAAAATAATTCTGGTGGAGCAGTAAATTGTTATTACACAGTTACTGCAGAGAGAAAAGATACCCCCAAAAACATTCCAGAATATAAGGGGTTGACACCAAACGACTATCCAGGAGATAATGATACTTATAATGTGAATGGACTATAGTGAATAAAATACATGAAATATTTCCATTGGTTGTTTATCAAGGAACAATAGATTGTCATAATGAATTTAAAGAAAAACATGTAAATTCATTGCGGGATTATTGGTTTAATGGGTATCAAAATGAAAGTCCAGAGTATTCTGGTAGAATTTTTGTTCACCATAATAAAGAATATAAGATGTTCTTTGATGATCTTAAAAAAAATTTAGATCAATATATGGAACACTTGAATGTTGATTATAGTAAGTTAAGTTATCATATTATTAAAGCATGGGTTGGATATCATAAAGATGACGAAACACCATCTATTCAACCACATTATCATAATGAAGCAAACATTAGTTTTGTATATTATTTAAAAACCGATGAGACTTCTGATAAACTTTGCATCCAACAGCAAACAAATAGAAATGAATTTGCTGGTGGATTATTTGAAGTTGCTCAACAAAGAAATACTCTAATTGGATACAATAAGTATAACTGTAATTACTACACAGTGACACCAACTGAAGGTACTATTGTGATGTTTCCAAGTGATGTATATCACTTTACTCAAAAAACTACTGAAAGAAAAGGTGAAAGAATTGTTATTCCTGGTGATATTCGGATAACATTAAAGGAAGATAATCCAGACTATCATCAAGGGTCTACTCATCCATCTCAGTGGTTAGAATTATAAATTAAAAAATAAATAACTTAACAGCATACCATAGTTATGACAACATTATCAACAGTTGGACAGACAGTTGTTTCTGGTTTAACATCAGAATCTTCAAATAGAACAGAAAGTAATTCTACTTTTGCAATTCCATTAGGAATAGCTGGTACTTCTATTAGTCAGTACCAATTGCCTGCAAGAGAATTAGATCTTGAAATACTTGAAAATGTTCAACCAATATTAGATCAAATAAATGCTAAAAAATCACAAATAGTTTCTATTTGTGATCAAGTAATGTCTTCTTATATTCCTGGAATAGCACCACCTTTATGTGCTGTTGAATCGGAACCGTCAAATTTAGATTCTCCAGTTATTTCTGATACTGATAAATATCCTGCCGTTATTGGTGGTTTTAGTGTTGCTGGAACTCCTAATCCAGGGACACCTCAAATTGCATATGGAAATGTCAGACCAGATAATATAAGAATATTGAGATACCCTAATTTAGAGAATAGAGTTGCTCCTAATGATAATGCTTTAGAGAATTATAAGTTTCCTGTATTGACATCTCAGAATGCTGGGCAAGGAAAAATAGATTCTTTTTTCAAAAATTCAAAATACAACGATGGTGTTCTTACTTACTATGTAACTAGTGATTCTGGCAATTGGAGTAGTGAAGCATGGAATAGTAATAGTAATGTAATTGGTCAGTATGTCAAAGTTACTGGACCAGGAATTGGTACTGTGGGAATTCCTGGAGCATATGATCATCCATCTCAAACATTTACACCAGAACCAGAATATTCTTCAATAGTTTCTGGATTAACTGGTATTACTACTGGAACTTTTAATGGTATTAGTGTTAATTTTAATCCAACAACATTGAAAATGGAATCAACTGGATTTTTTCCATTATTTCTTTCTACCACAGGAACACTTGTTATTGCTTCTGGACTTAATGCAACAACTATTATTAATAGTATTAGTACTTTAGAATCTGAAATTGAAGCATTGAGGGTTGGGATTAGTACATGGTTCACTGAAGTTAATACTTTAAAAGAAAGAAGACATGGGCAACAGTTGAGAGTGTGGAGTTATAAGAGAGTTCAGCAGAGAAATAGCACTGAAAATGTTAATATTGGATTGGGAATAACTTCTGTTGAACGAGTTGATCCTAGACTACCAACTACAATTTACAACTTCTCTAGTGAAGATAATAGATTTGATGATACCAGTATAACATTCGATGCTAACTGATAATAAATAATAACAAAATTATTTTATATAATAATGGCAAAATCACTTATTAGTATTGGATCGACATCTAATGATGGAACTGGAGATACATTAAGAGCGGGCGCAGAAAAAATTAACGCCAATTTTGATGAAATCTACAGCACATTTGGAAATGGAACATCTTTAAGTTCTTCAGTTTCAAATGCAACAACATCTTCTTATGCATCAGTTGCTGGTATTGCAACAATTGCACAGGGATTAAGTGGCGCTCCTAATATTACTGCAGGAATTGTAACTACATCTGGAAATTTAAATGTAGTTGGAATTATTACTTCATCAGGCGCAACAATTTACAACACAACTACATTAAACAATGTGGTTATTAGTGGTGTAAATACGCACAGCAATGTATCAAATTTCACTAATACTGTTAATTTTACTGGGACTAGTAATAGTATTAATCAATCTGCAGGAACCGCTGCCATTAATAGATTAGTTGTATCTGGGGTCACGACTTCTGGTGTAGGTAATACTGCAACTCTTGGTACTAATAGTACCATGCAATTTTTCCTTCAAAATGATACAACTCTACGTGTTGCAGTTAGAGGTAGTGATGGGGTAACTAGATATGGAACAATCTCACTTGCTTAAGGGCTTGACATACTGGTTTTGACCTTGTATAATGATGAGGTAAACAAAGGTGATGCCATGATTGTTGATGATGGAGATGAGTATCTGACACGTTGCGTCGTGGATCCCAGCACTCGTACTTTTTTAATTTATTCAAACATGGGTAATGAAAAAGTAATTGATTGTGCTAATAGTGATGAATTCCTGAATGTTCTCAGTTTTGTTCGGAGCGTCCTTGGATCTGATACTTTAGTTTACGCTGATCCCCTTGTGAAAGGGTGATCCCTGCGGGTGTGGTGTAGAGGTAACATCTGAGCCTTCCAAGCTCCAGTCACGGGTTCGATCCCCGTCACCCGCTTACCAAAATTGGACTTTAATTCCATTTTTGGTCGAAAAAATTTCCCGCCAAAAATTTGTTAAAAAACCTTTTTATGAATCCTTATAAAATTTCATATAAAAAATTGCAGGAAGAAGTAGTTAAAACAACTCCTGAAAATGTTAAAGAAGCAAATGAGGGTTTATTTCATGCCAAAATGACTTTGCCAGCAGCAGCAAAACATTGTGGAATGACACAAAAAGAAATGAAATTGACTTTTTTTGAATATCTTAAATATAATAAACCTACTTATCAGGGGGAATAACTAAAGGGATTGAGTATAACTCTCCGCCCCCATAAAATAAGGGAGGTAACAATGGCGTATAAAATCAATACTACATATTGTTGGTATGAATTGGACAATGAATATGTCATTGTTAAAATGTATTTTATTAATCATTGTCCATTTACCTTTGATGAGTTATCATCTATTGTTAGGCAAGACCCTGAAATAATCTCAATAGCAGATAAAAATGTAAAATTTTGCCCAGAAGATTTGTACAAGTCTTCTTTTTATTTGATAGATGAACAAGTACATCCATGTTTATTTACACTAGATTTAGAAAATCCAGAAGAGTTGCCAAATGATTGAAAAATTTTGTAAATATTTTGAAGGGTATTTTAACAATCAAAAACAAGCATTTTCTAATCCAAGTTCATTTGCTTTGATTGAACTTGAACATTTTCAATTGTCAAGTAATAAATTTAGAATTATCCAAAAGTATAATATTGATCCTACTCCATATAGAAAAAATATTATCGAAATTTTTGAAGAAAATGATCACTTGTTAATTAAAAATTATAAAGATAATGAAGAATTGACTTATCTTTCTGGGTGTGATATTATTATGGAATATAAAGATAATAAATTTTTTGGTAAAAATACTTGTAAAGACTGTATTGTTAACTGGCAAGAAAAGTCTACATATTTAATTACTGAAAGTATTCTTACTGAAAATCTTTATGAAGTAGTTGATCGTGGATTTGATACTACGACTGATGAACAAATTTGGGGTTCTTTTTTTGGATCTTTTCAGTTTAATAAAATTAAATCTTTAATTGAGGAGTAATCCTCTATTTTGCCTCTGTAGCTCAGTTGGATAGAGCAGGGCTTTTGTAAAGCTCAGGTCGCAAGTTCAAGTCTTGTCGGGGGCTTTGAGTTAATAACTCTAATATGAAAAACGAAGTAAATTTTAAATATATTGATGTCTTTGATAACAAAGATGTAACTTATGATTTGGAAAAATATCCAATGAATAAGATTATTCTTAGGGAAGTACAAAAATATTATCCAAGTGTCCAAGATCTAAGTCTTCTTCATGAACATATTGAAGGTGGAAAAGTATCTGATTTAATGTCTAAGGTAAGTAAAGACTTAACAAAGACTGAATTTTACGAGTACTTTGATGATATTGTTAAACAATATGTTGTATCCCAAATTGATCGTGATGTTTTAATCCAAAAATTTGGAAATGTTAGGGCAGTTATTCCAAATCAAGACAAAATTGGCGCTCTTCTTCATTTTCATCAAGGAAGATGGGTTGGTAACGGTCTTGGATTAAGAACTGTTTGGATGGCATTTACTGATTGTTATGAAAGTAATAGTTTACAAATTCTTCCTTTAGAGGAAAGTAGAAAAATTACGATTGACGCAGTTAAAGAAAATTGGACATATGAAAAACTCCAAGAAGAATGTACAAAATATGCATTCCCTGTAACTATTAAACCTGGACAGTTTCATTTGTTTACTCAGGAACATATTCATGGCAATTTTCCAAATCTCACTAATAAAACGAGAATTAGTATTGATGTAAGAATTCTATTGAAAGATGGTCAACCACACCGTAAATGGCCTGGTGCTTACTTTAGGAAATTGGGAGATCTTGATATTAATTCTACACCAGTAGAAATTAAATCAGGTGAATCTACAGCAACATATGCTGAGTATGAAGGATTTAAAACAAAAGGAATTGATCTTCATTTTCAAACTCTTACCGTAAGAAATTATTGTTCCAGAATGGGATATGTTTTCCCATATCAACATGCGGATAATGAAGGTACTCACCATGCACATTTAGAACATTTAATTGAGCATGGAAATATTGATCATTTGTTCCTGTTTAGTATTTTTTCACTACCAGATGATCCAGATAGAAGACAATATTTAATGAATTTAGCTTTAAAGAGTAATTGTAAACTGCACTTTGCAAATGAAGAATTTGTACTTGACAATGAGAAAATGTTGAGTAAAATAGAGTACTTACGATCGTTTACGAATGATTGGACAAATCCTGTTGATCAAGTTCTATGAAAATTAATCTTTGGTATTGTAATGATATGAAACAATGGCGTTGGACCTTATGTGATGATTCGAGACCTATATTAAAGCAAGAATCTGGTCAACAACCAAATCTTAGAGATGCAATGAATGATGTGGCAAATACTGTTGAATATATACTTGACAAACAAGAAAATGGTGCTATAATTTAATTGCGATACTAATTCGCAGTGACCCAAAAAGTGTGACTTCAGAACCCTCTTTTAGAGGGTTTTGTTGTATTAAAATCACTATTTTTTATGTGAATAAATAAAACATAGTAGAAACCTAAGAGTAATAAAATGGGTCTTAGTCGCTTAGATAATTTCTTAAAAAATAGCAGAGGAAATACTCTGTATGTCGATCCATCGAGTATTGACGCTACAGACAGTATTGAAAATCAAGGTAATTCTCTTGCTCGCCCGTTTAAAACAATTCAGAGAGCACTGATAGAAGCAGCAAGATTTTCATATCAGCGAGGATTTGATAATGATAGGTTTGGTAGAACCACTATCATAGTTTATCCTGGTGATCATATTATTGATAATAGACCTGGATGGATACCTATTCATGAAGCACCTGTAAGTGGTAGTAACTGGAGACAAAGAAGTGGTGCATTATCAAATGATTTTACTGCGTTTAATTTAGATTCTAATTTTGATGTATTTGATGATAATAATGATCTGTATAAATTTAATAGTGTTTATGGTGGAGTAATAATACCTCGTGGTACATCTTTAGTAGGACTTGATTTAAGAAAGACTAAAATCAGACCAAGATTTGTACCTGATCCTACAAATGATAATATTCAAACAACTGCTATTTTCAGAGTAACTGGTTCTTGCTATTTTTATCAGTTTACTCTTTTTGATGCCGATCCAGCAGGAACTGTTTATAATTCTTATAATAATACAAAATTTGTACCTAATTTTTCACATCATAAAGTAACTGCGTTTGAATATGCGGATGGAGCAAATCCAGTAAGTATTAATGATACATTTTTAAACTATTATACTGATAGAACTGATTTAGACTTATATTATCAAAAAATTGGACTTGCTTATGGTCCTTCAAGTGGAAGAGAAATTGCTAATGATTATCCTAGCACCGCTATAGATGTTCAAGCAAAAGTAGATGAATTTAGAATTGTTGGATCAAAAGGACAAGATGTTGGTATTACTAGCATAAGATCTGGTGATGGTGTAACTGCTAGTACCACAATTACTGTTGATTTAGAAGAAATTATTCCAGGTTTGGATGTAGATACTCCAATCAGAATTGAAGGAGTTCCAGTATCTGGATATAATGGTCAATATGTAATTTCTACAGTAGAAACTCCAACTAGGATTACCTATAAAACTTCAGTCGCTCCTGTTAATCCTTTACCACTAATAGTAAGTGGTTCTCCTACATTAAACGTTGTAGTTGACACTGTAACATCATCTTCTCCATACATATTCAACTGTTCTTTAAGATCAGTTTTTGGTATGTGTGGTCTTCATGCTGATGGAAGTAAATCAGATGGATTTAAATCAATGGTTGTTGCCCAATTCACAGGAATTGGACTTCAAAAAGATGATAATGCTTTTGTAAGATATAATAATTCTACAGGTGTATATGAGGATAATACTGCAGTAACGAATATTCACACAAATTCTTCTGCATTATATAAACCAACTTATGAAAGTTTCCATATTAAAGCATCTAATGATGCATTCCTACAATTAGTATCTATTTTTGCTATTGGTTATGCAAATCACTTCTTAGTGGAAAGTGGTGGTGATCACTCTATTACTAACTCAAACTCCAACTTTGGTGCAAAGGCATTAGTTGCAAGAGGATTTAAGCGTGACGCTTTCCCAAGAGATGATACTGGATTTATAACTCACATTATACCACCAAAAGAAATTGAAACCTCAGATGTTACGATTGAATTTGATGCTATTGATGTTAATGCAACTGTTGGTGTTGGATCAACAACTAGACTGTACTTATATAACAGAACCAACCCTAATGACCCACCAAATCACATTGTAGAAGGATACAGAATTGGTGCTAAAGTAGACGATAGTTTGCATGTGTTGTTGAATGATGGTAGTGGTACTACAAGATCACTATCTGCTAGAATTATTATGCCTAATACCCAAAATACGGGTGTTTACGAATCAACTTCTAGAAAAATAGTTCATGTTGGTAGAACGACTGCAGGAATTAATAGTATTGCTGCGGATACATTAACATTTACTACTCCACATAAATTTATTAATGGTGAAACTATTAGAATTACCAGTAGCACTGGTGAATTACCTGATGGATTAAGACATAATCAGGTTTACTATGCAATAACAAATGGTGTAAACTCTGACCAAATTCAAATTGCACAGACATTTAATGATACTGTTACTGCAGATGCAATTTCAATTAATAATAAAGGTGGTATATTAGTCGTAGAAAGTAGAGTATCTGATAAAGTTTCTGGTGATATTGGACATCCTATTCAGTTTGATAGTAATATAGGGCAATGGTATTTAACTGTAAGTGGAATTTCTACATTTAATAATCTTACTTCTGCTATTGTTGGTCTAGGGACAAATGGATTAGGTAGTGCGACTTCCAGATCATTTATAAAAAGAACCCCAGATACTAGATCTTTATCCGATAAAATTTACAAAGCAAGATATATTATTCCAAGAGATTCTGTTGTTGTTGCTAGACCACCTCAGGAAGGATTTGTAATTCAAGAATCTAATGATAATATTGGACCAAATGCTGCCGAAATTATAAAGTACAATAGTGTAGATTCTGTAAACTTATCTAATAGTTCTGAATTAAGAAACTATAGATTAATATCTGATGCTATTTGGGATAATTTAGTTGGTATTGCAACTTTTACTACAGAAGTTGCACATGAACTTTCTGCAGGTTCTTTAATTGAGATTAAAAATATTAAGACAACTACCAATGTAAATGGTATTGGAAACAGTGGATTTAATGGATACCATGTAGTTTCATCAAAACCAACCAGAAGAACATTTACAGTTGGATTGACTACAAATCCTGGTACTTTTATAAACAATACTTCTGTTAGAGATGAAAATCTACCTTATTATAGTAGAGCAAAATTCAATAATACATTCGTAGTATATAAGTCTGATGAAATTCAAGAGTATGTTCCAAATGATAAAGATGGAATTTATCATTTAACCCTGCTAAGTGTTTCGAATTCACCAAATGTAGTACCATTTGATGGACTAAGATTTTCTCAACCAATTAAAAATCTTTATCCTCAGTTAGATCGTGATAATTCAAATTCCGATCCACAAAAGGCAACATCGTTTGCACTACCAAATCCAATTGGTTTAGTTGAAGTTGATAACCCAGAACATAGTATTACTAGAGAAACTTTAGTTAATAAATTACATGATTTTGCAGTTGGTTTTGGACTAACTGACATTCAATCATCATCTGGTGTTGCTCATACCTTATATACAAAATTAGATCATGGTCTTAATAGAATTACTAGAGTTGGTATTGTAAGTACTGGACGAAATTATGGAAATGGTTCAGGAACAGATCAAACTTTATACAATGCAAAGTTAGTTGGATTTGCTGGATCTACTACTGGTAAGTATGCAACTGCTAATATAAAAATTAATGCATCTGGTTCTATTACTGCTGTTAATATTGTTGATGGTGGTAGTGCATATGGCATTGGTAATACTTTAGCAATCGTTGGTGTTGCAACAACTTCCGCTCATATTGTTGGTGTTGTAAGTGTAACTCAAATTTATAATAATATCGGTGATACCATTGCAGTAGAAGGTGTTCAGGGAGATACTTTTAAAACATATAATAACTTATACAGAATTACAAGTATAAATGTGGGGCAAGAGAAACAAATTCAAGTTTCTTCTGCATCAACAATTACTGCAGATTATGAATTTATTGGATCATTACCAATAATTGGTGTTAATACTAATGGATTGGTCAAAGTTAATACTGATGCTTTATTGTATACTGCAGCATATGTAACTGGAAAAACCATAGGAATTTCATCAATATCCTATCAAAAAACAACTGGTATTGCTAGTGTTACATTTTCACAACCTCATGGATATTATGTTGATAATAAAGTAAGAATTAGTGGATTTAATGAGAATTTCTTTAATGGGGATTTTATTGTTAAGAAAATTAATAGTGTAAATTCTTTTGATATTAATGTTGGTGTAAATACTATTTCCTTAGGAACTACTACAAATACTGGTGCATATGCATTTAAACCTGGATTTGGTGCTCAAGGTGGATTTTTAAATGTTAATAATGAAAGAAGTTCTGGTAGAATTACCCCATATTATGCTGGAATTACAACTACGTTATCTATTGCATTAACAAACCCAAATACAAATACACTTACTGTTGCTGATGCTCTAAGACTTAATCTGCAGGTTGGTGATTATCTTATTGTAGATAGTGAGATAATGAGAGTTTCTTCTACAGTAACATCTTCAACACAAATTAATGTTTTCCGTGGTTTATTTGGTAGTTCTAAAGAAAGTCATCCACTTAATTCTGTTGTAAGAAGAGTTAAATTTATCCCAATTGAATTTAGAAGGAACTCAATTCTTCGTGCTTCTGGTCATACATTTGAGTATCTTGGATTTGGTCCTGGTAACTATTCTACTGCTCTTCCAGAAAGACAGGATAGAAAGTTTACTGATACTGAAAGAGTACTGTCACAATCAGTAAGTGATGATGGTGGTGCTCCAATTTACACTGGTATGGATGACAGAGGTAATAATTATACTGTTAATGCTGTTACTAATTCATCTACTGGTCAAGAACTTCTTGTAAATACTCCAATACCTTCTGTTAGAGGTGAAGATTTAACATCAGACACAACTTCTGTTGGATTTGATGTACAATCAACATCAGAGTTAACAATTCAAAGATCATTAAAAGTTGAAGGTGGAAATGCTGGAACTATAATTTCGGAATTTAATGGTCCTGTTATATTCAACAATAAGTTATCATCTAATTCTGATGAAGGTATTGAAGCAAATTCCCTATATTTACAGGGTGATGCTACTATCTCTAGAAAGTACACTGTTGGTGTATCGCAACCATCTTTAGCAGGTAACCCAGGAGATATTGTATTTTATTCTGATCCTCATCCAGGTGGAACGATTGGATGGGTTTATACAGTAGAAAATAATTGGAAAGAATTTGCACCAATTAAGAATGAAAATGGGCACTTTGTTGGTATCTTCAGTGGTTCATTTATTGGTGATGGATCTGCTCTTAGTAGTGTATCTGATATTTGGGTTTTTGATGGTGTTGGTATTTCAACGACTGCTAATGTTGGTATCGAAACAACTTCAGCAAAACCAGGATATTCGCTTTATGCTTCTGGACCAGTATTATTTGAAAATAACGTAGAATTTAGATCTCAGTCTCTACTTTGGAATATTACTAATGGTTTCTTAGTTAATACTGGTATTACTACATTTAATCAACAATTGAATGCTAATACATTTAGAACTGTTGGTGTTGCTACGTTCCAAAATGATATTATTGTAACTACTAATCCAGCAACAACTGGAGATACTGCTGGTAATTATTTAAAATTTGTTCAAACTGATACTGCTATCAACTCTTCGTATTTCTATGGTGGAATTCTTTGGGATGGTAATGATACTGGTAATAATGGAACTAGAGGATATATTAGAGGAGAATCTGAAGGAACTTCTGGTCAATTTGCTATAACTTTTGGTACTCAATCAACTGGTGCAAGTAATCCACAGGAAAGATTGAGACTTGATAGTGTTGGTGATGTTAATGTCACTAACAATTTAAATGTTGGTATTAATATTGTTGCTTCTGGTGAAATAACTGCCAATTCTGATGAAAGAATTAAAACTAATATTAAGACTATTGATAATGCACTTGATAAAGTTCTTCAACTTCGTGGAGTTGAGTATGATCGTACAGATATTGAAAAGCATCAAATTGGTGTTATTGCTCAAGAGGTTGAGAAAGTCTTACCAGACTTAGTTTTAGATGGTGAGAAAAAGTCTGTTGCGTATGGTAACATGGTAGCAGTTCTTATCGAAGCGATCAAAGAGCAACAAAAACAAATTGATGCTCAAGGTAAGCAAATCGAGGAACTTTTAAAGAGACTTGACGGATAATTGACCAATTGATAAACTGTCACAAGGGGTCCCCCAGGACCCCTTTGTTTTGCTGTATAATAATTACATCATCAATGAGTTCCATGTTCCAACTTCGCCCCCATCAGAAATCTGCTCTTGAGGCGATGCTGCTCCATGCAAAAGGTATTGTCGTTGCTCCTACAGGCGCAGGTAAGAGCATCATCGCTATCTATGATACTATTCGCCATTTCGCTTTGGGAAACCAAACTGTGGTTGTGGTTGCTCCTAGACTGCTTCTTGCTCAGCAGTTGTGTTCTGAGTTCATGGAGCACATCACTGATGCTTCTGTAATGCATGTTCACTCTGCTAAAGACTGCAATTACTTTGCTACAACTAAACCTGATGAGATTGGCGATTGGTGTGAAAATACTCAAGGTAACAAACTGATTTTTACAACTTATAATTCTCTTCAGCGCATCGTTGACGCAGGTATTCATGTCAATGCTATCTATTTTGACGAAGCACACAATTCTGTTAAAAAATCATTTTTTGATGGCACACGCATTCTATCTAAGTATGCTAACCATTGCTATTTCTTTACTGCAACTCCGAAATATTCTTCTACTCCGAAAAAACCAGGAATGAATGATCATGAAGTTTATGGTAAGATCATCTTTAATGTTCCTGCTCCTGAACTAATTGCCAATGGTTCCATTCTTCCTCCTAAAATCAATGCTATGAATATTGGTTCTGCTCGTGATAAGGATCAGAATGCTGCTGAGAGGGATTGTATGACCCTCCTGGATACTATTCTGAATGAAGATCATATGGACAAAGTTCTTGTTGCTGCTCCTAACACCAAGGTTTTAATTCGTATGATTGCTGAGACTGATTTCATGACAGAAGTTCAGTCTTATGGTTATGATGTTCTTTGGATCACTGCTAAGTATGGTGCATTTATCAACAACACAAAAATCAGTCGTGAAGAGTTCTTTAACAAGATCTCTGACTTTGGTAAAGATCCTAACAAAAAGTTCATTGTCCTTCATTACTCCATCCTTAGTGAAGGTATTTCTGTGCCTGGTCTTACTTCTCTTGTTATGATGCGTCAGATGAATGTGATTGAGATGTGTCAGTCTATCGGTCGCGTTATCCGTCTTCATCTTGATGACATCAAAGCAATTCAGAACGGTCAAATCAAGGCGGGTGACTTGAATTCATATACTAAATCTTTTGGTCTAATCCATGTTCCTGTTTACAGCAACACTGGTATTTCCACAGTGCGTCGTCTTCAATCTGTTGTCGATACTGTGTTTGTTGAGGGTCAACCTGCTATTTCAGTAATTAAAAAATGAAATACGAAGTTATACGAGATCAATTTTATGAGTGTTTGGATCTGACCTGGGATGTTATCAACACTCAAGTTGAAAAAGAAATTCAAAATAATACATGTAGAATTATAGGTAACGATGAAGAAAAGACTATTCTTCTTTTAGATAATGAGAATTTTCATCCAATCATATCTAAAATGTATGCTATAATGAGATATAAGTATCGTCTTACGACTTTACATATATACACTTCACAAAATAATGCACAGACATTTGGAAGGCATTGTGATCAGTCAGACGTTTTAATTGTTCAATCAATAGGTAAAATGTCTTATAAATTTGATGATGGTGAATTAATCGTATTAAAACCTGGAGATGGGGTTTACATCCCAAAAGGAATGTATCATGATCCTATTCCTATCGAACCTAGAGTGTCATTAAGTTTTTCTTGGAATTAATTATGTTAGAAGGATTTGTAACAAAAGATGGGTATGCAGCAGTACCTTTTGGAAAACAACTTATGGTTATTTACGATGGACAGCAGTTGAAAGTATGCAGAACAGAAAGTTCTGCTAGGAATTTTATTAAAAAACACTCTTCTCAACCAAAACCTGGAACTATTTTTGTACAATGATGATGAAAAAGGAAAAAACTAAATTTGTTTGTGTTTCCCCTCTTTCAAACAAAGCACGATATCACTTTCATTTGCATATGGATAATCTCCATTCGTGCCGAGTAAAAGATGAAAAGGATGGTAAAATCTATCTTGAGTCTTTAAATAAACAGCATTATTTTTGGATCGATAAAAACTCTGATAAAAATTGGAAAATTGAAAAATGAAAGTTCAAACAGAAACAGATGCTCTGGTAACTATTACTGTTGACAGAGAAGGTTTAGAAACAATGATTAATGCAGCTTCTGCTGCTATTACTTATCTGAATGAATGGAATATGGGTGATGAATATGATACTGACATCACCCCTTATCATGAAATTTTATACACTCTTAAACAAAAATACGAAAGTGTCTATGGAAAATTTTAGTATTGCTCGTTCTGAATTGATGCATTATAGACTGCAGGCATTCCTAAGGGAATTTAACTGCTCAGACATTGAATATATTGGGTTGCGTAATTCTGAACATTGGTATAAAATTGATGGGCATGAGGTAAATGTAAAGGATATTGAGGAATTTGATCAAATTGATGATGATGAACAAACAGTTACTTATTAATGATAAAAATCTAATAAATTATTTTTTAAATTTATTAGATTTTATCCAAAATTATCCTCAAGTTTATAGGGATGTGACAAACCATTGCTTGTCTCCAAACTGTTTTGCATCAAATAATCTTTTAAATCTAATAACCGATAATCAATTTGTAAATAAAATCAACTTTATTCTGGGAGAATGTGAGAAACATATTCCAGATAAGGTTGATTATTTTTATATTCATATGGTTGACTATAAAAATGGTGGGGATATGTTAATACATAAACATGATCACAATGAAGATTATTCGTTTATTTTATATTTGAATGACTGTGATGATGGGTATACAACTTTATATACTGATAGACCTATCAGAGTAAAACCAGAAACTGGTAAAATTCTTATATTTTCTTCTGATGTTTATCATTCAGCAACTTCTTCAAATAGTAAAAAAGTATTAGTCGGAGGATTAAAAATAAAATGAAGAGAAAATATCCACCAGATACTAGAGAATTTACCACAATGAATTATTTTGGTAATACTTTGTATCATGCATATAATATTTTGTCGGAAGAAGATAGACTTGGACTTTTGGAAGAAATTGAAGATGAAATAAAAACCAATTCTTCTGGTGGATATAATATTGTTGAAGCAACTAGTACTTTACCGACACGAAAAATAAAAAATAAAAAGTGTTGGTATAATTTCTTTAAAGTTGTTAAAAAGCATCTTTATGAATATGCAAAAATAACTAATAATCCTAAAATAAAAACATTAAAAGTTGCTGAATATTGGGCAAAAAGAATGGGACCTGACATTAGTGACGAGGATTACCATAATGAGATGTACATATATTATGGTAATAGTCATTCTCATAATAATCTTGACTTGGGTATCATATATTATTTGCAAAATCCATCTAGAATTTATGGAACTATTATGGAACAAGATGGTGTAGAATTTATTGTTCCAGGAGATCAAAATTCTTTAATTATTCATCACCCAGATATTAATCATGAAGCAGTTCTTCCCCATCCATCATTTTTAGATGGAACTTGTAGATGTGTCCTGATAGTTGACTTTAAATACTCTAAATATACTTAACTACGACAATTATCTTATGGATAATGATAAATGGAATAGAGGATTGGATCTATTCATTGAAAGTGTTCATAAACCAGATCCTGAATTGAGGCAATGTGCCCACAATCAAAAGTGCTATAATGAATTAATGTCAGTTCGTGAACATGTTCTTGAATATTTAAAAACAATAAGAAAGTGATATGAAGAATTATTTTGAAGCATTTACAATACCATATTGGCAAACTAAAGTAATAGATTGGGAATACAAGAAAAAATCTTTGCTATCATTACACTATAATAATAAACATAATATGTGTGGTGGTGATGAACAATATACTGATTATAATAGTAAGAACTCTTATCATTCTCAAGTACAATCTATTTTATTAGATGATCTTTATTCTGCTCGTAAAGCTTTAAACTTAGAACACCATACGCTCAGAGTGACCACTGCATGGTTTCAAATGTATGAGCAATATCACCATCATCCAATTCATAATCATGGTATAAATGGATTTAGTTCTGTTTGTTATATTGAATATGACCATAATGAACATGAACCTACAAGATTTGTATGTCCATTTAATAGTTATATTAATAATGATATGATAGAATTTATACCGAATGATATTGAAGAAGGTTCTATAGTATTCTTTCCTAGTAATGTACCTCACTATGTCGCACCAAATAAATCAACAAAACCTAGATTAATATTATCCTTTAATATAACTTACTAATGATATATACCCAACAATATATTTTTTACTTATTAGTATTTTCTTTCATCGCTTATTTTGTAGTGACAGATGAGAGTATTGCTGCATTAGTTATTTTAAGTATAAAAATTTTAAGAAATAATATAGAAAGATTAATTTGGATGATTAGATTTCATCCTTTAGTAACTACAAACAAAATTATGCAGTGGTATATGATGCGTAAATATATGAAGGAGGCAGAAAAATTGCAAAAAGAACTATTTAAAGATGATTAGAATACCTCACGAAGTTCAGTTACACATAACACATTCATGCAATTTGACATGTGAAGGATGTACTCACTATAGTAATCATGGACATTCTGGAATGTTATCTTTGGAAGAAGGATCAGAATGGATGGATAGGTGGAATAAAAGAATAATTCCAGAAAGATTTACTATTCTTGGTGGAGAACCAGCATTGAATAAAGATCTTACTAAATTCATTTATCTTGCAAAAGAAAAATGGCCTAATTCATATTTGGAATTAATTTCCAATGGATTTCATTTACACAAACACCCAGATCTACCAAAGGCTTTGATTGATACCCAAACTGTTATTGGTATTTCTGTTCATTCTAGAGAACATCCAGATTACATTGAGAAATTTAAACCAGTTTATAAATTGGCAAAAAAATGGTTATTGATGGGTGTAAAGGTCGAAATGAGACATTCATCTCTTGATTGGTTAAGGCAATATCAAGGGTATGGGGATAATATGCTCCCCTATGAAGACAATAATCCAGAATCAAGTTGGAAAAACTGTGTTTCTAGAATGTGTATACAACTACATGAAGGTAAAATCTGGAAATGTCCAGGTTTAGCGTATTTACCTATGCAAGCAGAAAAATATAATCTTTCTGAAAAATGGGATAAATATCTGAAATATGAACCATTGCATCATGATTGTTCTGATGAAGAACTTGTTGAATTTTTTAATAGGAAATGGGAAACGTACTGTGATATGTGTCCAGCAAATAAAGAACATTTCAAACCATCTGCAGATCCATTATTACCAGTTAGTTATTGGAAAAAACTCAACAAATAATTTCACATATTAATTTAAAATGACAAAGCGTAAGAGAATATATCCACCAGATACAAGAACATTTACCACAATGAATTATTTTGGTAAGACTTTATATCATGCATATAATGTCTTATCTGAAGAAGATATTGTAGGATTGATAGCAGAAATAGATGATGAGTTAAAAAATACTTCGGATAATAGAGATGGGTACGTTGAAGCAACTAATTGTTTATCTGCAAGAAAAATAAAAAATAAAAAATGTTGGTATAATTTTTTTAAAATGGTGAAAACTCACCTTTATAATTATTCTGAGATAGTAAACCAACCATCAATTAAATCTTTGAAGGTTGCTTCATATTGGGCAAAAAGAATGTATAAAGGGATTACAGACGAACAATATGAAGAACAGATGTACATTAATTATGGAAATGTTCACTCACACAATGATCTTGATTTGGGGATTATATATTACTTACAAAATCCATCTAGAATATATGGAACATTAATAGAACATCAAGGTAGAGAGTTTATAGTTCCTGGAGATGAAAATTCTATGATTATCCATCATTCTGACATGAACCATGCCGCAGTTTTACCACCTCCAATACTAACAAAAGATGACCCAAGATGCACTATTGTAGTAGATTTTAAATATGGACACAAATTCTGAAAAAGAAAAAAGATTATCAGTAGTTAAAAAACAACTAGAACATCTTATTACCAAAATTAATAATAGATGTAACCCAGAAAATTATAACTCATTTTCTGAATTGTATGAATATGTTAAAACAACATCTACTACAGGTGTTCCATCTTTTCTTAGTCCAGCGGAAGTTAGATTTATTCAATCAAATCCGCAGATTGAAAACAATATTTTAGATTTGTGTATTAAACAAAGAGAAAATGATAAAAAAAATAATTATTTCACAATAGGTAATATTTTAGATATTCTTTTGTTTACTAATAATTCTAATGATCTTTATAATTCAAAAATGACTGGTTTTAATAATCCTGACTTAGGTACTAGATTTTTGAAAGATCCTTCTTCACAACCAATACATGGGACTATAGAAGAAGTATTGGTCATGTTAGATTTGAGTATTGTTCCTTATAGATGATAGACACTTTCGCAAGTGTCTATGGATATGGTTTCAAAGTCTATTATGTGCTATACTATGATTAATTACAGAATTGAAATGTTGAACTATCAATTTCCACAAATCAATAATATTTCCGATATTATTTGTCATATTGATGGTAGGGATGAATATAAAGTAAGTGTGAAAGACTGGTATACTGTTGTTAATTATGCAGTTGCTTTTGAGGATACATTTAAATGGGATGATGCTGATCAAATTGGATCTAAAATTCGTAGAGAATGTCGTGGTCTGATCTTTGATACTGAAACTGGGAAAATCATTTCTCGTCCGTATCATAAGTTCTTCAACGTTGGTGAGCGAGAAGAAACTGCTATCAACAAAGTTAATCTGTATGAACCTCATGTAGTTCTGGAGAAACTGGATGGTTCTATGATCCGTCCGATTCCTACTAAAGAAGGTTTTCGTCTTGGGACTAAAGCAGGCATTACTGATGTAGCAATGAACGCAGAAGTGTTTATCGCAGATAAACCAGAGTATCGTGAGTTCATTCTTGCTATGCTTGATGGTGGAATGACACCCATTTTTGAATGGTGTTCGCGTAAAAATCGTATTGTTGTAGATTATCCTGATGATCAACTGATTCTCACTGGGGTTCGTAATACATTTAAGGGAACTTATCTTCTTCACTGGAACTTGGAAGAGTTTGGTGAACACTATGGTATTCCTGTTGTAAAAGCAGTGGATGGTCTTGCTGTTCAAGATATTAACCTGTTTGTCAAGCAGGTTCGGGAATGGGATGATGGTGAGGGTATTGTGCTACGATTTGACGATGGGCACATGGTTAAAGTGAAAGCGGATGAATATGTGCTCCGTCACAAATCGAAAGAACAAATTAGTCAAGAAAAAAATGTTCTTCAAATTATCATCAATGATTCTGTTGATGATATTGTCCCCTTATTGACACAAAATGATGCAACTCGTCTTAAAGAGTTTCAGACTGCTTTTTGGGCATCTGTAGATGATTTGGCATATGAGATGGCACAGATCTATTTGGGTGGCAATACAGTGTATCCTGATAAGAAAGATTTTGCTGTTGAGTTTGTTCAGAAGAAGATTTTACCAATTCATGCTCCGATCATGTATGCTATGAAAGGTGGCAAGGGTTCCCGTGCTACCATTGTTGACATGATTAGTAAATCCTTGACTACTCAAACTAAAATTGATCAAAATCGTTGGTTATGGGGAGGTCTTGAATGGAATTCTTAATAGATAGAATGTAGAGTAAATTAATTCAATGGATCATCTAAAAATTGAATCCTACAAAACAATTTTAGTTCTTAATTCTAGTTATGAACCAATAAATTTTACTAATTGGAAGAGAGCGGTTGTATTGTTATTAAAAGAGAAAGCGCAAATATTATCATCTAGAGTAATACGTTTATTGAATTATGTAAAGTTACCATTAAAAAAAATTATGGACGAAAAACCTTCACGAGCAATGATTTACAAAAGGGATAACCATACCTGTCAATATTGTGGATCGAAAAAATCACTTACTATTGATCATGTTATTCCTAAATCTAAAGGTGGACAAGATACATGGGAAAATATGGTAGTTGCTTGTGCGCCATGTAATACTAAAAAAGGGCATACTTTACTTGAGCAAACTGGAATGAAATTGGTTAGGAAACCAAAAGCACCTCCAAATAAGATGATTTTAGATATTGATAAATCTAATGTTCCAGAATGGAAAGAATATAACTATGTCTGAACTTATTATGCTATGTGGAATTCCTACTTCTGGAAAATCCACATATGTTGAAAAACTGAAGAAACTGGACTACTGGAAAGATGCAGTAGTTCTTTCTACTGACAATTACATTGAGAAACAAGCACAACGTCTTGGACTGACTTATAATCAGGTCTTTGATGATGTAATCAAAGATGCTACACGGGAACTTGAAATGGAGTTCAACTGGTCAAAATCTAAGGGTAGGAACATCATCTGGGATCAGACAAACTTATCGGTCAAGACCCGAAAGAAAAAACTTTCTAAACTTCCTTCCATCTATAAGAGAGGTGTGGTATACTTTACTGTATCACTTGAGGACGCACTGGAACGAAACAACCACCGTGAGGGAAAGTTTATTCCTGAAAGCATCTTAAAAAGGATGTACGAACAGTTTGCAATTCCAACTATTGAAGAGGGTTTTGATTATGTTGAAAAAGTTGAAAGTTAAAGAACCTTACAATCATCACTTTGAGTATCAGAGCGACATTGATCGCATCGTAAAAATCTTTGCCGATCGTGGTTATGAGATTTCACATTCTGATGCTGTTCGTGCGTGGGAACAATTCTCTGATGGTATGGCAGCAGGTTGGATGAGTTTAGGTTCTGATGCTGAGGTTTTTGATGATGCTTTTTATTATTTTGAGGAAGTATAATGAAACCGAGTTGTTATGTTTTTGATCTTGATGGTACTATTTGTAACGTCAAGCATCGCCGTCAGTATGTTGCCACTAAACCTCGCAACTGGGATGCCTGGAACGCTGGACTTGTGAATGATAAACCAAATGAAGCGGTTCTTGGAATTATTCATTCTCTCACATATTATTATCCGATTTTTATTGTTAGTGGAAGGTCTGATGATTACAGAGTTCAAACCGAAGAATGGTTAGAAAAGCATGGTATTTCTTATAATGCTTTGTATATGAGAAAATATAAGGATCATCGTGATGATGCTGTAGTTAAGGCAGAAATTGCAGATGAAATTGATAAAACTCATCATATTATTGGTGTTTTTGATGATCGAAAGAGAGTTGTTGATATGTGGATTAATAGAGGTATATGGGTTTTTGATGTTGGACAGGGCAAAGGTGAGTTTTAGTTATGTCTTATATTAAGTTAAAAGATAAATTTTTTGTAGGTAAATATGATATAATTTCTAGAAAATATCAGTATGGATTAAATACACCTAATGGATTTTATGGAATAAAATATTCATATATTGATCTTTCAAATTCCAATGAACTTCTTCAAGTAATACCCGAACACCATAGAGACAAATGTACATTGTCTGTGATGGATTTAAATCATAGAATTCCACCACACACTGACAGTGGCATTGAAGCAATTATTAATTTTTACATAAAAACTGATAATTGTAAAACTCAATTTTATAAGTTTAAAACTTCAGATCCTAAAGAATTTAAATTACCAACACAAAGAGATGGATCTATTTTTGATGAAAATGATCTGGATGAAACAGAAAGTTTTATTTCTCAAGTTGGCGATGCGTATCTTTTAGACGTATCGCAACCTCATGCTGTTATTCCACTGCATGATGGACCTGTTGATAGGAAAGCAATTTGTCTTCAGTTGCTTTACACTACTTTTTCTGAAGCAAAACAACTCTTAAAACAAACTAATCAAATTTGAAACTATGGTTGGAACTTTGATTGCTGGACTGACTTGTGGGATTGCAACATTTTACGGAATTGGAGATGGATTTCATGGACAAAAAACCGCTAGCGGTGAACGGTTTAATGCTTATCGTTGGACTGCAGCTCATCCTTATCTTCCTATGGGTACAAAGATTAGGGTAACAAATCAAAATAATATGAAACAAGTTATTGTCCGTATTAATGATCGTGGTCCTTATTCTCATGCTGACTTAGATCTTAGTTACTCCGCATTTTCCCATATCGAATCTGCAAGAAGAGGTAATGCTACTGTTTGTTGGCGAGTAGTTGGATAAGTTACGATTTAAAGAATTCCTCTGATTCTTTTACAGACATCAGAGGATTTTTTGTAGATTTTACATAGTTTTTATACGCTGGACACATTCCACAAACAGGTTCTGATTTTCTATTAAAAAACTCTATTAATTCTTCATGACTACAATTTGGTTCTAGTGGGACATAGTTTAAATAAGGATCCCATTTTTCCGATATATTATATTTTTCTGCCATTAGAGGTAAGTATGCCAAAGGAGGACATTTCCATATTTTACCTTCATGTAATTGGAAACAGGTTCCTTCCATGAAACAGTTATTCCAACTACTTTCTGGATTATTATCTTCAAATGGCATTATATTTTCACCATAACCATTATAGATTTTTGTCCAGTATTCATGGGTGGTATTTATAGATACATTAATACCAAGTTCACGTTTCCATTTTAAACATAAATTTAAATTATCTTTTATTTTGCTGAGATAATCTTTTGATTTACTATGAATTGATATTGATAGATTGATATTATTTTCTTTTATAGCATTTCCTAAATCTTTGTGTTTGTCCAGGAAAAATCCGTTAGTCGTAAGTTTTATGTAAGTGCTTCCCCATAGTTCTCTAGACAGATATAAGAAATCTATCAAATCTTTATGTAAAGTTGGTTCTCCTCCAAGTATTATAAATTGTTTTGGTTGAACTCTATCTTTCCAATAAGATATCCATTGTCTTCCTTCAGTTAACGATATCATTCTAGAATGTCCATGATTTGTGAAATCAGAACAACTTTCGCAAGTTAGATTGCAATTATGTGTTATGTGAAAATCTAGAATTGGTATTTTTACTTTTGGATGCATTATTATCATGCTATAATCAGTATATAGTTAAAATGTGTTATGAATAAACCTCATTGTATAGTTCCTTGGATATATTTTTTTGCGGAGGCAAATGGTGATGTAATGCCATGTTGTGTTAATAATACTTTTCTTGGAAACATACAAGTTAATGATTACAAAAAGGTGTGGAATTCGCATCAAATGAAAAAATTTAGACGTAAAATGTTAGACGGTGAGTTGCCAAAAACATGTGAAATATGCATAGAAAATAAGACTTTAACAGATGATGTTAATAACACATATAATCTTAAAGATTATTATAATAATTTTTTTAAATCTTCATTTGATGAAATTGAAAAAATTACTAATGAGGATGGATCTATTAAAGAAGATGAAATAAAATTTAAAGCGTTTTCATTCAAAGTTAGTAATAAATGTAATTTTAAATGTAGAATGTGTAATGCATACAATAGTTCTTTGATAGCAGGTGGTGTAATTGAAAATGGTGAGTTCTATAAATCTTTTGTTAAAGAAAACATTAATGATTTAGAATTAATAGAATTTATAGGTGGTGAATCATTTTTAATGGAAGAAACTTATGATATTTTACAGTATTTAATTGATAGAAACAAACCACATCCACATCTACATTTTAATACTAACATGTCGGTATTGAGTTTGGGTGATAGAAACATTTTTGATTATTTGGAAAAATTAGATATCTCTAAAGTAGAAATAGTTGCTAGTGTTGATGAACTTGATGAGAGAGCAGAATATATTAGAAAAGGATGTAACTGGAAATCTATAGAAAAAAATCTAAAAAAACTTTCAAAAAAAGACTTTAAAACTAACACTAATATTGTAGCAAGTTGTTATAATGTTTTTAGATTACCTGAAATTATTACTCGTTTAGTTGATATTGGTCATATAAATGAAAAGCATAACTATGAAAATTTTATGTTCAATCCAGTAATTGGAGATTGTGATATAATTTTACTAAGCGATGAATTTAAAAATAAAATAATGGATAAATTGTATAATTTTATTGCTGAATATAATAAGACCTATAATGTTGATATTTCTTATAAGTTTAAGATTATCATAGGTAAATTAAAACAAGAATTGCCAGATAATATTAATGAATTAAGAGTTCAATTCTTATATGAAAATCACAAAAAAGATAAAAAACGTGGTGAAAAGTTACTAAAAACTATACCAGAAATGAAAGATGTAGTTTATTTGTTGAAAAATGGAAACTGAAATTTTATTAGAATTATCTGCAAAATATGCTAGGTATAATTTTCATAGAGAAGAAGAACCTGTTTATAAAGAGTTTTCAGAATTATCTACATTAATGACTTTTGAGGAATATAAAAAATGGGTAAAAAGTAGGTTTGAAAATTATTACACTATTATTTGTTTGATGTGGAAAGGTGATGAGAAGAGAATTGAGATGCAACTTTTAGATGATTACACTAATTTGGTTGACATTTATAGAGAAAAAAATGATAACGTAAAACCGATTATAAATGAGACCACAAAAAATTTAAAAGATTTGTTATCATTTGCGATATATTTTTGTGAGTATAGGATTCAGCACATAACATTTGATAAATTTTCTGAAGGAAAAGAATACCAAGAAATATGTTTTGATACTCAATATTTTAGAGAAAAAAAGGAAATGTGGTTAAAACAATATGATAAATTAATGAAAATGATTTATGAAGATCTAACCCATTCTGCATAAATTCTATTGTTGTTATCATACTTTAGATCTGTACATGTGAATTTAAAAACATTTGCAAATTTCATATGTAAATCATAAGACCATGGAAAGAAATCAATATTTTCGCATTCTTCATTTCCATGATCTTTTCTTCCTGGATTGCATCTCCAATAAATTCTTGCAGATGGTTTAAGTAACTTTACTACTGAATTAATTTCTGATATGATTTTATCTCCTGGTCCAAAGTTGATACTACCCAAACAAAAAGCAACATCAAATCTTATGTCTGTTTTGAATTTGTCTATAGTTACTTTGTAATCCGCTTCATCAAATGCTGGGTCTATCCCAATTAAGTTTTTAATCTTACCTTTAAATGGGTTTGGTCCACATCCAACATCTAATACACACTCATCGTCGGATACTTTATTAATTAAATCCCAACCAGAGTATTTGTATTGGTCTAAATTACTAGACCATTTAGTTGCAAAATAATTATTCAATTCTTCTTGTTTCATGAAATTACCTAAGAGAATATTTTTTACTGGAGTTCCTGGATCCCGTTGGAGTGGTATCGCTCAGACATTAGAAACGATGTCTGGTATGAATACCTCTGATCGTACTCCTGAGCGTGAATACGTTCATCATAGTTATACTGGACATAAAGGAGCATATTTTGGACCTGGAATGGAATTTGAACCAATTCTTGATCCTGATTATATTGATCAGGCATGGGTTAAACCTCAAGGTTGTAAACTTGTTAAAAGTCATGAATGGTCTTATTATCTAGGTCAAATAAAAAATAAGTTTCCTGATGATTGGATTGTTATGGTTTATAGACCTGACATGAATAGTTATGCCTGGTGGCATGAAGCAGGTGGGTTTCAAATTAAATATCCAAACTATACATCTTATAAAAACAGTGCTATAATGATGTCTGAGATTATGAAACAAAATTCTGAAATATTGAATTTTGGTATGATAAATAAGTGCAAGTGGGAGTATTTTACTCCAACTTGGATAAATCAAAACTTTGGTCAGAACATTGAAGTGAAAACCGTATTTAATGATATTTTGATTACATTAATTAAATAATAAATAATAGTACAATTTAAAGGAGTCTTTAAAAATGCTTTCTGGAAAAGAATTTGTTAAAAAAATTAAGGAAGAGAATGCTGAACTTTTTGAGCAGTCACGCTTGAATGTTCGTCGTTTCTTTGCTTCAAATCCAAGCAAAGAGCATATGGTTGAGCACTTCCGTGGTCGCATGGTAAACGAAGCAATGAACATGAAGGCAATTGCTGCTGAAGTTGCTGCTGCTCCTGCATCCATGGACGTTACCGAACTTGAGTTGCTGACCAAGCAAGCACAAGATGAGGCAAAGCACTTCCGTATGGTTAAGGAAGTTATTGAGCACATCTCAGGCGAAACCGTAGATGTTGATGCTGCATTTGCTGCAGAAGCATCAGCACCACAAGCAAAAGGTGCTACCCTTTTGGATAAGTACGGTGCATCTGAAGATCCTGCTGCTCTTGCTGCATACCAACTCGTTGCTGAAGGTCGTGCAGAAGCAGTTTGGAATGAAATGGCAGAATGTGTAGAAGATGAGTTTATCTCTTCACGTTATGCTGCTATTGCTAAGGACGAAGGTTTCCATGCTAACATCGGTGGTTGGAAACTTGAGAAACTCGTAGAGGGTGCTTCTGACCTTCAAGAGCGTATCCTTGCAATGGTTGCTCAAATGCGTTCTGATCTCCTTGAGATCAGCAACAAGAACACCGCTGTTCCTTTTGCTGCCGTCTGATAGATAATTAAAATATTATGAGTACAGTGGAATTGAGAAGACGTAAAGATAAAACTCGCATAATTAAGTGGGTTAGCGCCAGCACAATACTCATCGCAATGGTGTTTCATGTGCTGGGGCTAACCCCTTGGAATAGCATCCTACAACTAATTGGTGCTTCAGGGTGGACGTATGTTGGATTTAAATGGAAAGAACGTTCAATTATAATGAACTTTCTTCCACAATTTTTTATTATTATACCTGGATTGTTTTACTTATTTTTTATAAAATGACTGAAGAAATTGATGAGTTAAAAAATTCTTTAGATTTTAGTAAAATAAGAATAGGATCACATAGATGGAGTGTTGAATCTAATAGAGAATTAGAATATATTGAGTGGGATAGTTTACCTGATGATGTTGATGAACAACGAGATAACTTAAAAAGGTTTTTTTATGATCGTGATTATGAAAATATTTTATTGATTTTTTTTAAAAGTGGTGCTGGTGGGTTATTCTTATCAAATTGTCTTGCATTAAGTGATAGTGTTGGTAGTATTTTCATTGATATTGAAGAGAAAATAAGATTTTTTAATAAGTATCTTGAATCTCAAAAAGTTTTTTGGAATGATTGTTATATAAACAATACTTCACCAGAAGTCCATCAAAATAATAAAGAATACTTTAGAAAAAGATATCATTTTGTTTATGAACATAATCCAAAATATATAAAGCATCATTTAAAATTTTGGAGTAATTGTAATGTAATATACTTTACAAATCCAGATTTATTTTGTAAAATACGTCAGTTATTGAAAAATATAGATGGGAATTTGGGATACATTAGTTATGAAAAAGTCAAAGAAGACTTAGATGATTATCCAATACCAAAAAGTTTTAAGGATTTTTTTAATCTCCCTAAAAAAACTCAAGAAAGTTTAAAAAATGCTTATAAGAGTGATGAAAATTTAAGCACATTTTGCTTTCTTAAAAACAAAAAGTTATTTTATGTTTGGGATACGAATTGGTATTTTTCTGAAGAAGATACTGTAACTCATATTAGAGAACTTTATGATTTATTTGGATTTAAAGATTTTAATGATGAAGTGATACGCGAATTTTATAGAAAATGGATTTCAAAATTGGATTATTTTGCAGAGAGAGAAATTCCAGATAATATACAAGAATTACTTAAAGATAAAAAAAATTTTGATAAAGACATAACTTCTTTTTGGGATTTATACTGATGACTAAAGAAATTAAAATTGGATCTCATAGATGGAACTCTAATTCTGGTAGACAACTTGAATATATCAAGTGGCATGGTGTTCCAGATAACATAGAATATCAAAGAAAAAAATTAAAAAGATCTTTTTATGATCGTGATTACGATAAAGTTATAATTTTGTTTTTCCAAAGTGGTGCTGGTGGACTGTTTTTAGCAAATTGTTTGTCTTTAAGTATTTCTGTTTGTAGTTCATTTGTTCATTTAAATGAGAAAATAGAATTATTAAATAAGTATTTAAATTCTCAAGGGACTTTTTGGAATGATCTTTATCTGAATAATTATTATCCAGAATTGTTTTTAGAACAACCAGAAGAAGGTGTTTGGCACACTACAGACGGGTATTTTTTTGTTCATGAACATGAAGGTAAAAATATACCTTTACATTTAGATTTTTGGAATAATGCAAGTATGATTTATTTCAAAAATACAGATCTTTTTTGTAAAATTAGAAAATTACTTAAAAATATTGATGGTAAAGCAGGTTATATAAGTTATGAACCACTGCTACCTAATAAAGAAGAATATCCTATCCCTCATAGTTTTTCTGAATTTTTTAATTTATCTACTAAAGAGCAAGATGATTTAAAAAATGCTTATAGAAGTGCAGATTTATATTCATCATCATTTTTAAAAAATAAAAAACCTTTATATGTTTGGGATACGAATTGGTATTTTTCTGAAGAAGATACTGTAACTCATATTAAAGAACTTTATGATTTATTTGGATTTAAAGATTTTAATGAAAAAATTATAACTTCGTATTATAGAAAGTGGATATCAACTTTAGATGAATTAAGCAAAACTGCGATACCTAAAATGCTTAATATTGATGAATTATTAAAAGATAGGCAAAATTATGATGTTGCAATATCTAACTTTAAAGATATTACAAAAAAATAATGAAAAAAATATTTTCTTATCTTTGGAGTTCTCATGGTGTAGAATATAAGTTAATTGATGAACATGAAATAAAAAATGACAAGGAAAGAATATATTCTTATATAAATCCAGATTATAAAAATGTACTATTCATTTACTACAAAAGTGGTGCTGGAGGACTATTTTTGGCAAATTGTTTGGCACTAAGTGAACAGGTATATACTTTACATTCTACTTTAGATAGTAAAATTGAGTATTTAAATAATTCTTTAGAAAAACAAGAATTATTTTGGAATGATGTATATTTAATACCACCTATAATTGAATATGATACTCCAGAACATGTTCATAAAAACAGATACACAATAATATTTGATCATGATCCAAAAAATATAAAACTTCATTTGAAACATTGGAATAATCTGGATGTAATATATTTTACAAATCCAGATTTATTCTGTAAAGTTAGAAGATTGTTAAAAAATTATGATGGTGTATTTGTTAAAGATAGTGTAGAATACATAAAAGATTGTGATGAAAAAATGATTCCATCATCTATAAATGGATTTAGTTCTCTTGAAAAAGAAAAGCAGATAAAATTAAAAAATATTTTTAAAAGTGGCGAAAACCTAAACAATTTTTGCTTTCTCAAAAACAAAAAATTATTTTATGTTTGGGATACAAACTGGTATTTTTCTGAAGATTGTACTATAATGCAAATAAAGGAACTTTATGAACATTTAAATTTTCCAGATTTTCATGAAGATGTAGTACGCTCTTATTATAAAAAATGGATTTTAAAACTAGATGATTTGAGGTCTAAAGAAATACCTACTGATTTTACTAGTATTATTAATGATGAGAAGTACTACGATAAATCCATAGCAATACACGAAGAAAAAACCCCCATCTAAAGATTATGAAAAAAATGGTAATTCTTACTGGACCACAAGGGTCTGGTAATCATCTTTGGTCTAAGATATTCTCACTGCACCCAGAAGTATTTGGGTGGAAGACACTTCTTGATAACTATTGGGAAGCACATAGATTTGCAGAACCATTCTGTGAACATTGGAAAGACCCATCAAAACTTAAGGACTTTGATTGGTCTACTCATGACTATTTCTTTACAAGTATTAGTGTTCCTCTTGGTATTCAAGAAACTAAGTGGGAACCAAACATCATGAAGTTTGCAAATGAAGTTGAGAAACTTGGTATTGAAACTCAGATTGTTGTAATCGGTAGAGATCAAAATATTCTCAGACATCAACAGAATAGATTGAGAAAAGAAAGTACTCTTCATCATTTCATGAAACAACTTCCAGAGTTTCGTAATCCAATCTTTTTGAGTTATGAACTTCTTTATCTCTACAAACAAGATTATTTGAAGTCTCTGAATGTTGGTATTCCAATTGCTTGGGATGATGATAGAGTAGATGAAATACTATCTAATGATTCTAATGATAAGTATATTCAACATGTGCAGGAATATTTTCTAGATAATTGTAATAAAACTGGTATTCCATTAAAAACTCCAAAATAGAATGGAATGGCAACCATTTTTTCCAGCGCGTTATAATTTTAATTTTGAAACACATGATGAAAGAATAATTGATTTTTATTCTAAATTTAAAAATAATAATAAAAACTCAAATTCCATTTTAATTATTTTTGAAGGAGGTTCTGGTGGAGGATTTCTTGCAAATTGCTTATCATTTAGCAGTAAAATTTCTTCCAAAATTAATAATAAATTAGAATACTTATTGGAAAAATTAAATATAATGGATGTTGTTTGGGATGATTTTCACTTAAACAATGTGATAGATGAAAACAATTATTTCTTTATATTAGATCATCCACTTACAACAAATGTTTTAAAATATCATCTAAATTATTGGAAAAGTCCTACAGTCATTTTGTTTAAAAATCCCACATTATTTTGTAAATTGAGGAGATGTGTTTGGGACGTTTCTGGGGAGATATGTTATGACCCAAATTATTTGGATGGTCAATTAAAAGATTATAATAAGTTTGGGGAATATAATGATAAAAATCAATTATATTCCTTTTGTGATATAAAAACAAAAACTAATTTTTACATTTGGGATACTAATTGGTATTTTTCATCAAAAGATACTATTGAAAATTTGAAGATAATTTATCATTCTTTAGATCTTGGAGAATTTGACGAAAAATCTATATTGAAGTATTATAAATCATGGATTAATAAGATAAATTATTTAAAGACTTTACCTGTTGTAGATAATGAATGAATATTCAAAGTTAATAAAACTTGCAGAAAGTAATAGCACTACTCAGGATAAACTTGAAGAGTTATCTAAACATGAGCACTATGGTATAAGATATCGAGTAGCAAAAAATTCTAATACATCATCTAAAATATTGTCTTCATTTATTTGTGATGAAAGTATATCAGTAAGATATGAAACTGCAAAAAATAAAAATGCTGATGTAAAAGATTTAGTTTCTTTACTTAAAGATAAGAGTTCAATAGTTGTCGATGCTGCTAAAAAAACATTAGAATTAAAGACTGGTAAAGAAATTTCAACAACAACTACTACTGGGATAAGAAAAGTTAAACTCATTACTGATTATTTTTAATATGAAAAAACTCTTAATTATCACTGGACCACAAGGATCTGGTAACCATTTCTTCAGCAGGGTATTCAGTACTCACCCTAAAGTTGGTGGATGGAAAAGTCTCCTTGATAAGTATTGGGTTCCAAGTGATGAAGAATACTTCGCTAAGTATTGGGTTCACCCAGAAGAACTCACCGAAAAGGATTTTGATGGATTTGATTATTGGTTGGCGAATGTAAGTTGTCCATTCTTCTATGATGGTGTTAGGTATATTCCTAAGATCAAAGAGTTTGCAGAACGAGCACAATCTTTTGGGATTGATGTTCAGATTGCAATTATTGTGAGAGAACCAAACATTAATGCTCAGCAGCAACTCCGTGTAAGAAAAGAGATTACAACTCCTATTGCTCAGGATTACTATTATAATACTCTTATTCCTTCTGGATTTAAAATACACTTCTTAGATAATGAAGCATTCTTTTTGCATCGCCAACATTATCTAAAGTGGGTGAGCGAACTTTTAGACTTCCCAGTTGATTATGATAATCCTGATATCTTTAAGTTTATTGTGGATGATCCAAATAAAAAATATGTTAAGTATATTGATGAATATTGGTTGGACAAAGAGGTGTTGGATGGTGTAAGATCGAAGAAAGAGAGAGGAGTTTCCTAATGAACACTAGTCCACAATTTCCTTATCCTGGATTTCCTTATAAATTACAACATTTGGATAAAAAAGATAAGAAAGTTTGTTACTTTGAATGCAAAGAACACCTGGATAAATATCTACTGAGAAATAATCTGAAGAAAAAGGACGTTAACATTGAAATTAATAAAAAAACTAATAAGTGATATTAAAGATTATTATTACTTGATTAGATTGAAAAAAAGATTAAAAGGAAAAAAAGATCCGTTTATTTACAAATGATTACTTGGGGAATTTCATCCGAAAGTCATAATGCTGCACTTTCTGTTTTTATGAATGATACTCTCATTTTTGCGAGTGAAAGTGAGAGATTTAGTGGTATCAAGAATGATCCTCAATTGAATGATGGCATAATTAACTATGCATTATCATTTGGAAAACCAGAATTGGTCTGTTGGTATGAAAACCCATATAAAAAAACACTTAGACAACTTCTTGCTGGTCAAGGATGGATCCAAAACGTCAAGAAGTATGTTGATGCTCCGATCAAGTATTATGATCACCATTATACTCATGCTTGTGCTGGTTATTTCACCAGCAAGTTTGACGAGTGTTGCGTGGTGGTTATTGATGCTATAGGAGAATTTCAAACACTTACAATTTGGGAAGCAAAGGGTAATAAACTAAAACTTAAATTTCAACGTAGATATCCACACAGCGTCGGACTTTGGTACTCTGCAATGACCCAAAGGTGTGGATTGAAACCAAATGAAGAAGAATATATCCTCATGGGCATGTCTGCTTATGGGGATAAACTGCGTTATGAAAATGATATTTACCGAGATTTTATAGGATTTAGAACTGCGGCATTTAAAAAAAACTTACATAAAGGATGTAAGGATTGGAGACCAGATATTAATAATACTTTTGATATTGCTGCTGCAACTCAAGACATTTATGAAACAATATTTAGAGATATACTGCAGAAGGCATCTAATATTGTTAAAAGTAATAATTTAGTTTTGATGGGTGGGTGTGCGTTGAATTGTGTTGCAAATCCAATTGCGTATTATTATTATGATAATGTGTGGATTATGCCTGCACCTGGAGATAATGGATCTGCAATTGGTGCTGTGCTTGCACACAAAAAGAAACATATTGATTGGCATGGACCTTATCTTGGATATCATATTAAATCAGTTGCATCAAACGAAGAAATTGTTAATCACTTGATGGATCATGGTCTTTGTGGAGTTGCAAGGGGTCGTGCAGAGTTTGGTCCCAGGGCATTAGGTAATCGTAGTTTGCTTGCTGATCCTAGAGATCCTCAGATTAAGTCAATGGTTAATAATATCAAACAAAGACAACAGTTCAGACCATTTGCTCCTGTGATTATGGAGGAATATGTACATGATTATTTTAGGATGCCTACGAATTCTTCACCATATATGCAGTATGCAGTAAAATGTAGATATTCTAAAAAGTTTCCTGCGATTGTTCATGTAGATAAGACAAGTAGAGTTCAAACTGTAAATAGACAGCAGAATGCAGAACTTTATGATCTTTTGAAATTGTGGTATGAAAAAACTGGTTGTCCTATGTTACTGAATACCAGTTTAAATATTAAAGGAAAACCAATGGTGAATGACGAAAAAGATTGTAAAGAGTGGGAAGATATGTATAAGGTTAAAGTTTTTATATGAATTATACTACAAATTTAGATGAATATTATGAAATAAAAACTAGTTTTGATGGAGTAACTTATCATAAAGTTAATGAGAAAAATAATATAGATGATGGAATTTATATTAATAAAAACTATGATAAAGTTGTTTTAGTTGCCTATGAATATAGTTCTGGGGGAAATTTTTTAATAAATTCTTTATCTCTTAGTGATGATGTTTGTTCTTCTTTTAATTCTATTAAAGAAAAGGAGGAATATTTTAATAAAAGTTTAAATGATATAAATTTGTATTGGTCAGACTTTACTATTTGTGATAAATTTTTTACTTATGAAGATATTAAAAATAATAATAAAGAAAAGTATTTTTTCATATTTACACATATTGTTGATAAAGAAGAAACTAAGTCTCAAATAAATTATCATTTAAAACGTTTAAAAAATTGTAAAGTAATATATTTCGTAAACTCACATCTTTTTGTTAAATTAAGAAGGTGTGTTCATAATTATAAAGGATCATATAATTTTTCTAAATTTAAATCTTTGGATAATATTAAATTTTCTGATTATTTTACATTATCAGAAAAAGATAAAACAGCACTGAAAAATAAGTATACTGATGTAAAAAAATATTCTTATTGTGATCTAAGCACAAAACAAGAAATTTATATATGGGATGTAAATTCATTTTTATCTGAAGAAGATTATTTAAATGATATAAAACAATTTTATATTGGTTTTAATTTATCCAAATTTGATGAAAAGTCTTTGAGAAAAATTTATAGATCATGGATTAAAAAACTATCTGATTTATCAGAAATTCCTATACCAAAAAAATATAAACCATGGACAGCACTTATATCAAAGTTGTATAATGATGATATGGATTTTCTTGATGTTAGAACTAGTACATTATACCAAAATTTTGATTTCGACCTTGATAACGAAAAAGCAATATTATTTTTGACGGAATCAAAATATGATTTTAATCTTGTTGTTAATTGTCTATCTTTTAGTAAATATGTTTCATGTTCAAAAACATTAAGATATGATTTTCTAATTGAAAACATAAATGATAGATATTTCTTTTTAAATGATTGTACCGCTGAAGGTAAATACTTTTTTATTGTTGATCATTTGTGGACTAAAAGAACATTAAGTTTTCATAAATCACATTGGAAAAATTCAACTGTTATAGTTTGTAGTGAAAATGAATATTATAATGATTTGGCATATAAATGGGACCCTAATTTCTATCTAAAATTGAAAGACTTTTTAATTAATATTAAAAAATTATATAATTTTCTTGGTTTTGATGATTATGATGAGGATTTAATAAAAAAATACTATATTGCATGGATGAGTAATAAAAAAATTGACAATTAAAAATACTTCTGATAAATTGGATAATGTCTTTTCTAAAAACTATGACCACTAAAACGCACGTACAAAAAGATGGAACTATTTGGGAATGGATTGAAACCCCAGAACTCAAAGAATGGATTTCTGTACAAGTAGCAAAAAAGACGCTTCTTCAACTTGACGATCCTAAAGTAAAAAATAATAACTGAATATGGAAAAAACATTTATTGATGATGCTTTTTATGTTGAACAAAAAAGATGGGGAACATGGCAATCATATGATAAAGAAGGTAACGGGTTATTAACATCATTAACTGAAACACAATGTATTTCTGCTACTAGATGGTATCTGAAGAAAAAACAAGAAGGATTTGATGATGTGCAGGTTTATGAAGGTGTTGTAGGTGGAAAACTCTAATAATTATCCATATCATGTTTTAGATCCTACGACACCATGGTTTGAGTGGTTATCATACTGTGAATGTTGTCTTAGTTTAGGTGTTGAACCACGACTTGGTAGGTTTATGCGTTATAGAGAATATCTTAAAGAAGTTGGACTTTTATGAAAGTAAGAACCAAAAAAATTATCTTTTTTTGTATTATTGCATGGGCATTTTTTACAACAATAATTAGTCTCAATTTAATGAATAGAATTACTAAATTGGAAATTAATCAAGCGTTTAATGATGAAAATGTTAAATCTTCAATTCAAAGATTATCATATGACATACATCAACTTCGGATAAATACCACACAGTATGATGGTGAAAATTTTGAATGAATAATATCATTTCTTGGATTTTTGGACCAAAAAAAGAACAAAAATACGTGATCAATTGTATTGATCATAATGAAGGTAAAAAAACTTCTTTGATGGAATTGATTTCTAATTTGGAAGAGAGAATTGAAAAATTAGAAAAAGAGAACATTGAACTTACTAATTCATTATATGAGGTTGAAAATACTTTACAATCTCAAATTGATGAGATAAAATTGCCTATATATAACTTACAAATGTATACCTTAGGAGAAAAATAAATGTCTTTTGATATTACGTTCGTAAATGCTGATGGGGTAGAAACTGTAGTACCTTGTGAAGCAGATCAATATATTCTTGAAGCAGCAGATGAAGCAGGTGTAGATCTTCCTTATTCTTGTCGTGCTGGTGCATGTTCTTCTTGTGCTGGTAAAGTCATTGAAGGTGAAGTTGACAATTCTGAACAAACTTTTCTTGATGACGATCAGATGAATGAAGGATTTACTCTTTTGTGTGTTGCATATCCACTTTCTGATTGTAAAATTCTTACTGAACAAGAGGAAAATCTATAATGTATGAAGAGTTAAACACATTTGAAACTGCTCTTTCTCATTTTGGGACTAGAGTTGATATTATATGTGCTTTAGAAATGGGAGGAAAAATTGATGCTGAAACTGCTTACAAAAATATTAAATTTGAACTTAAAGAACTCAAAAAAATTAGAAAACGTTCAAAAAAAGACCAGGATATGTGACAAATGTGGAGTTGAAAAACCCCTAACTATTGAAAATTTTCAAACTGTGAAATATTTCAGAGATGGGTTTTCTTATTACTGTAATGAGTGTTCTACCGTAAATGGTAAGTCTAAATAACAATAAATAAGTAAATAACAAAGAAATCTTGAGATACGATGGCAGTATTAACCGCAACTGGTGTCACTTTTAGTGATGCTACATCATTAACATCTAAGTATGGAGTGTTACCGCAATCCACAGTATCTGTATTTTTTCAAGCAGCAGCACCTACTGGTTGGACAAAAAGTACAACCCACGATGATAAAGCATTGAGAGTTGTAAGTGGAACTGGTGGTGGATTTGGATCTGGTGGTACTGCAGGTGCTGGAGGTATTTCATTTACTTCTGCTTTTCCCGCTACAGCAAAACCGATTGCAGTTCCTATTTCAGTAACTGCGCCTGTGACTGCTACTGTTGGCAATACAACTCTTACTACAGCACAAATACCTCAGCATACTCATAATAGTTTAACTGGATCTGATGCTGCTGCAGCATCAGGATCTTCACAATTTAGAACTCCTGGAAATACTGCTACTGGTGGTGTAGATAGTCCTTTGGGTACTGGAGGAGCACACACTCACCCATGGACAGGAAACGTGGCACTATCTACGACAGGTAATACTACAATGGACTTGAGAGTTCAATATGTAGACGTAATTCTTTGCTCATTTAACTAAGATGGCGGTTTTAACAAATACTGGAATACAATTTGCTGTTGGTAATGAAATAAATTCAAAGTATTGGATGTATCCTGTTGGAACAAAAAAATTGTTTGTCCAATCTGCTGCTCCAACTGGATGGACTAAAGATACTACCCATGATAATAAAGCACTGAGAGTTGTATCTGGAAATGGTGGTGGAAGTGGTGGTACAAATAGTTTTACTACAACTTTTCCAGCATCTACTATACCAATTTCAGTACCATTTAGTTCAACACCTCAAGTAACTTCTCCAACTGGGCAAACAACATATACAGTTGGACAAACAACACTTTCAATTACACAAATTCCACAACATACTCACAGTAGTCTTCAAGGAGTATCTGGTGGATCTGGTGCAAACCCATTCAGTAATGCTGGAACATTTAGGGTTGCTGGAAGCACTTCAACTCCAGGAATGGTAGAATCGACTGGTGGTGGTGCTCACGATCATAGTTTTAGTGGAACTGCATCAGTAACAACTACTGGAAACACTGCAATGGACTTGAGAGTTCAATATGTTGATGCTATAATTTGCACATTAAACTAAATATGTTATAATTTTTATTAATAGGTTGAAATTATTATGCAAGTAAAACCAGGTAATTATTGTCCACTAATTAAAAAAGATTGTATTGGTCTCAAATGTGCTTGGTACACGCACGTTAGAGGTATGAACCCAAATACTGGGCAAGAAGTTGATGAATGGTCTTGTGCTATTAATTGGTTGCCAATGATGCTTATTGAAAATTCTCAACAACAAAGATCTACTGGCGCTGCTGTAGAATCTTTCAGAAATGAGATGGTCAAAGCAAATGAAACTAATATTAATGTTTTATCTGCAGCAGCACAAATGTTGCAGGCATCCAGAGATGAGCGTGAAACAAAAATTCTTCCAACTGAAGTAAGAGAGGTAAACGAATGAGAGTAACTGTTATTTACGATGATCATTATATTTCTGTAGATGGTCAAGGAATTCATTTTGTTGATAATTGGCCATTTGATGAAGAAAATATTCATGCTATTCAATGGTATGCTGATCATGGTGAATTGGAGTACAAAGACACTTCTCCAAATTTAGAATTTACCGATTATCCAATTATTGCAAAATACATAAGTCACTTTACTAAAGAAAAAGAACGTATTGAAGAAGAAAGAAGAAGAATTGAGGAAGAAGAGCGTAAAAGGCATGAAATGTGGCAGTTAGCAATGCAAGAACTGCAAAAAGAATTGAATGAAACCAAAATGAATTATGAAAATACTATCCGAAATTTTGAGGAAGTCAAAACTAATTTGGATATTATGAGTAAGAGTTACATGGAAACTCAAGAGCAGTTGTCAATTGCAAATCAAGTTAATTATGAAATTCAAAAGATTAATGAACAAATAAGTTATGTTAATCCAGACACTGAAATTATGAATATAATTCAACCAAATGTTATTGATAATATTGCTGAGTTCAGTGATGGTGTTGATATGTCCTTATTTGAAGATGATGAATCTATTATACAACAATTGGAAGAACTTCAATCTTTAGAAACTGAAAGAACTGAATTTGATGTAAAAGCATTTGAAGAGAATTTTGATATTGATCTATTGGATGAAGTTAATCTTGCCAATCCTCAAGAAAACGATGGTGAGGAGGATTATATTCTTTCTATCGAATCTTTATTAGATGAACTTGATTTAGAAGAAGAAACCAATTAAAGTAAAAAATATATGTTGTTATGATTAAAGAATTAACTGAAAATAACTACTTAGTAGTTCCTAGTTTCGTAATTAAAGAAAAAGCAAATCAATTAGCAAACGATTTTAAAAACTATTCCGAAAAAAATAATCTTTTAGGTGATAGTCAAGTACAAAATTCATACTCAAAATATGATTATATTTCATTCCTAGAACTTTTGTGTGAAAAAACACCAGAAGTTTCTAGGATTATTGGTGAAACGGTTCTTCCGACATATTCTTATGTACGAATTTATAAGAATGGAAATACCTTACCACATCATGTAGATAGAAAGGCATGTGAAATTTCTATTACTGTTAATTTAGATTGTGACATTCCTTGGGATATTTGGATCGTCACTCCATCAGGAGAAAAAAGGTCTGTAACTCTTCTTCCTGGTGATGCTATGATTTATTTGGGGTGTGCTGCAACTCATTGGAGGGAAGAATACTCTGGTAATTATTGCTCACAAGTATTTTTACACTATGTAAGAAGTCGTGGTCCTTACTCAAATGTGTATTTTGATAAGAAGGAATATAAAGAAAATAACGACATCTTGGAAGAAACCATTGAAGAAAAAGTTTCTTCTCCTACATTGATTGTAAAAGAACCACAAAAAGATGAAGCGGTTATTATTCATAACAGTAAAACACCATTAGATGAATACATTAAGATTTTTTATAATGTAATTCCTAATGATACTTGCGATCTAATTCTTAATGAATATGTTTCATCTAATGACTGGACTGAAAGTAGAACTGGTGATGGGAATGTTAACAAGCACATTAGAAATTGTGATATTATAAGTATTTCTCAAGCAAATGTTATTAATAAAAATCCAGAAACAAGACAAAAAATAGATCATTTACTTTTTAGTGCATCTGGTGAAGCACTAAAAAGATACATTGAATTAATTCCAATGTGTGAAGTTAATACTGATAGTGGGTATGATCTATTAAGATATAATGAAGGTGGATATTATTCACTACATACAGATTCTTTCAAAGATATTCCTCGTTCTGTGTCATGTTCATTTAATTTAAATGATGACTATGAAGGTGGAGAATTTGCTTTCTTCAATAAAGAATATGTCATCCGAGCACCTAAAGGTTCTGCAATAGTATTTCCATCGAATTTTATGTATCCTCATGAAATTATGGAAGTTAAAAAAGGATCTAGATATTCTATAGTTACTTGGTTTATTTGATGCAGGAAGAATATCAAGATTTTATTGGGATATACCGTAATGTAATTCCTAAGGAAGAATGTGTAGAGTTTGTATCAACTATAGAAAATTATTTTCAGAATGCAGATCAAACTACTATTCTTCCTGGTGTAACTCAATTTCAAAATACTGAATTGGGTAGAAATGATTACTCTACCAATGGATTTGTAAATCTTCCTTACGAATCGATGGCAATTCAAAATAAATTGAATGAATGTATGTTTAAATACGCTCACAAGTATTTTATTGTTAAACAGTTGACTGCTTCTTCAAAAGAGGTTAAAATACAAAAAACACCCCCTAGAGGTGGTTACCATCAATGGCATTGTGAGCAATGTAATATTGAAACTTCAACTAGAGTTTTAGGATGGATGGTTTATCTTAATGATATTCCAGATGGAGAGGGTGAAACTGAATTCATATGGCAAAAATTAAGAGTAAAACCAGAAGCAGGTAAGTTTTTAATTTGGCCTGCTTCCTTTACTCACACCCATAGGGGAAATCCTGTTTATTCTTGTAGTAAATATATTGCTACAGGTTGGTATACATTGGATACTTAATTATATTCTAACATTGGATTGAAAATTAAATGGCACTATCTAAATCGGTTGAAGAATCTTTAAAAGAAGCAGAAGCATCTCTTCGTAATGCTCTTTCTTATGCTGCTCGTCAAGAAAAACCATTCATTGGTAAACATATTGCAGATATGATTTTAGAAATTGATAATCTCATTAAAACTGATGAACTTATTGATAAACTTGAAAATCGTATGAACGGTGATAGTGGTAAATGGGGACCTTTTGGTGAGTAAATATGAATAAAAAACCTTTATGCATAATGCCATGGACATATCTAGAAATATTAACTACTGGTGATGTTACGCCATGCTGTGCTAGTTATTATTTGTATGGAAATGTAAAGGAAAAAAGTATAGAGGAAATATGGAATGATGATCCAATAAAAAAACTTCGTCTTGACATGTTCAGTGATAAACTTCCTGAAGCATGTCATACTTGTAGAGAAATAGAAGAAACTGGTAGTGAATGTAGTTTAAGGATTATTAACAATGATAAGTTTAAATCTACTTTCGATGACATAGAACAAATTACAAATCCTGATGGTTCTATTTCTCAACTTAAATTTAGGGGTTGGGACTTTAAATTAAAAAATAAATGCAACTTTAAGTGTAGAACATGCACTCCTTGGGAGAGTGAATTAATTGCAAAAGAAAATAAAGAAATTGTAGATCATAAGAGTAATTTAAGTTCGGTTAAAGGATCTTTTGATACTGATGATGTTCCAACATTAGAAAATACTTGCCAATCAGTAACTGATGATTTTGATTTTCGTCAATTTGCATTAGATCAAATTGATAATTTAGAAATGATTGAATTTGCTGGTGGTGAAACATTAATCATGGATGAACATTATGAATTGTTAGACATATTATTGAAAAATAATAAGACTGATATACATCTCTCTTATAACACTAATATGTCTATCATGAAGTATAAGTCTTATCATATACTAGACTATTGGCGTAAATGGAACCCAGATAAATTAACTGTTATTGCTAGTATTGATGAAATCGGTGAACGTGCTGAACACATTAGAAAAGGGACTGTTTGGAAAGTAGTAGAAAAAAATTTAAAGACAATAGTTTCTGAAGGTTTCAACAGAAGAACAAATGATGTTATAGGATGTCATAATGTCTTTAGATTACCTGAAATAATAACTTATTTGACAGAAATTGATTACATTTCACCAAAATTTGATTGTTTAAATTTTGATTTGTCAGTTGAAATTTCTAACTATGATTTAAGAGCATTGTCTGATGAGTTTAAAAGTGATATAATTATTAAGTTAAACAATTTTATAGAAATTTATAACAAAAAATATAATACGGACATTTCTGCTAAATTTATCCATGTGATTGAAACTTTAAAAGAACCCCATCATATCAAATATGCAATGAGATATTTTAAAGAAACTATCAAAAGAGATAAATTTAGAAATGAAAACACTTTTGAAGTAATTCCAGAAATGAAAGATATTAAAAAAAGTATTAAAAAGTATCTGAAAGAAAATTCTGTAAAGTAATATTGCAGAAATCCGAATAAAACATTAAGAATTTAATAATTAAATTGATATCCTGTTAGAATATCCTCACAAATTCACGAGGCGCTTATGTCCCTTCCTTCCAATCGAACAAAAGAACTCACCAATGATGAGTGGAATGAATTAGTTGCACTGAAGGATGCAATTAATAGTAATCCAGCATCAGTTCATCCTGAAAAGATGGAGTTGTTTACTGAATTACTTGTTCGGTCACTTGATGGGAAGTGTGATCCTCCGACGCCAAAAAATTGGAGAGGTGGATCTTTATCTGAATAATTTAATACATAATAGTATTAGCACCTTAAGATAAATGGACGAAAATTATTATTCACTGTTTCCAGAAAAAAGAGTTTTAGAATTACAAAGAATTCAAAATATCATTGATAATACTCAGAAATTATGTGATCATTTGAATAAGGATTATTGTAATGAAACTCTAAGAATAAGTTCAAGATTAATTAGTTCTGGTGTTGATATTGAAAAAAATGAAACAATTATTGAAAATATAAATTCTGGAAACTTTCCAAAGTTCAGATATGAGGAAGGAAAAAAATATTATAAAGTAATACAAGATATTTCCACTGATAAAACACAGACCTATTGTTTTATTGATATGGAAACTGGAGAACTTTATAAACCAGCAACTTCATCCTCCCCTTATAAAAATAAAGTTTATGATTTAGAAGAAACTATTTCACTTGCAGATTGGAGAGGGAATTATTTTAAATCATAACGTGTACCAGTTGCTTAACTGTCCACTGCCTCTTGACGGGGCATTTTTTATGCGTTATATTATGGAGGTAAATCAAACACAGACATGATTTCCCTTCCAAACTTCTCTGAGTATGCTGAAAGCGTTAATTCTGATGAAGAATTAAACGAGACTAACTACTGCGATCAGAAAGCAGTTACAATGGAATTTACTTTTGAAGAGCATGATCTTTTGAATGATATTTTAAATCATTCTCTTGAAACAATTGATTTTGCTATTGGGTCTACTTTGATTTTTGATGCTTATGAACTTGATAAAGCGTCAGAAATTCGTAAGCGTTATGAAATGCTTGAGGGAATGAAAAAACGCTCATATGAACTTTGGTCAAAACGATTTGGTAACTGATTATGATTACAACTATTATGGCAGCGTTTGCCTTTGGTTATTGTGTTGCTGATATTGTTATCTGCATCAATAACAAAAAACGCGACAAAGAACTTTTGGAACAAATTCTTGGAGAATCTAAACGATGAAAACTTCTACTGCTCTTGGTGCTGCCTTTTTTCTAATTGTTCTTGCAACTGCTGGTCTCTTCTTTGAAGCATGGTTGCTTGGTCTCATTCTGTCTTGGTTTGGTGTATCCCTTTCCTTCTGGCAGAACTTTGCTATCATCTTCCTTGCTAACGCTATCTTTAAAACTAACGTATCTTCTAAATGAAAAACGGATACACTCTCGTTGAACTGATGATTGTTGTTGCTATTGCTGGTATTGGATGTGCTATTTTGTTTGGCATTGCTACTGGCAATTCTGTAGTCCCAGGAAAACAAGCGTGTTTGAATGCTGGTGGAAAATGGTCTGAAGGTATTCAATACGGTCGTATTACTCAACTTTGTACTTATAATTGATATGAAACCTATTCTTGCTATTGTCGGCGGTGTCGTTGGTGTTGGTGCCCTTGCCTGGGGCCTTACCTATCACGAACTGATTTTTACGTCATTCTTTGCTCCTAAGTTTGAGAATGTTCGTAGGAACACTTTTGAACAGTCAAAGTCCTTCCGAACTGGTGCTGTTCAAGAACTGCAAAATATGCAGTTTGAATACATCAAAGCATCACCTGAACATAAGAAAGCACTTGCAGATATTATTCGGCATCGTGCTGTAGAAGTTCCTGCCGATGCTATGCCTTCTGACCTCCAATCCTTTATCTCTAATCTTCCTCAATGAAAACCATCGTTTCTGTTGCTGCACTTGCTGTTCTTGGTCTTACTCTGACTGGTTGTGAAATTGAACAAAATTCTGATGATACTCAGCGTTCCCAACAAGAGCGAATTCTGAAGGAAGGTACTGCTCAAAGTGGTATGCCTGCCATCAAGAACTTCCGTGAACGTAAGTTGCTGAAGCAGATTATTGAAATGCGTGACCAAGATGGTCTGGTGACTTATACTTATACTGTTCCTGAAACTACTGGTCGTCCTGTGTTTCTGTGTAATTCTATTGGGTATGGTCTTCCTGCTGCCACTCAATACACTAATCCAGAGAAGTATGAATACACTGGCACAACTCTTCCACAGGCAGATCCTAATGGTCTCTTCTCTCCTGACAGTGCCGAAGGTACTTGGGTGATGTGTTCTGATCCTGATGGTAGTGGCAAAACCCGTCCTGTTTATGTTGAACCTCGCATTATTGTTTCACCTTTCAAACTTTGATTATGACTAAAGTAGTATATAACGCCAAATACGGTGGGTTCAGTCTGTCCCGTGAGGCGTGTCAACGTTACTGGGAACTTAAAGGTCAACAAGTTTGGATTGAAGATGGTGACTTCCTGGATATGTTCACTGTTTGGTTGGTTCCGCCTGAAGAACGAGTAGTCAAATCAGAAAACTGGTATGATATTCCTACAGATGAACGTATTGCTTACAACCGAAAGTATAACGAACAAACTTGGTATGACCGTAATGTTTCCCGTCACGACCCTATTCTTGTTCAAGTTGTAGAAGAACTGGGTGAGAAAGCAGACGGAATGTGTGCTAAACTTGCTATTGCTGAGGTCTCTGGTCCTTATCGTATTGATGAATATGATGGATATGAGACTGTCAAACAACCTGATGGTTACGATTGGATTACTCCCTGAACTTTATTTGAGGTAAATTATGACTCGTTACAATGACCCCAACACCCCTGTTGCTATCGTATTTGGTGCTGGATTTGTAGTTGTTGTTGCTCTACTATTCTTTGGTGGGCCACTCTACAATGTTTGGCAACAATCTCTTGCTGGTAAAGCAGAACTACAGAAGGCAGAGTATACTCGTCAGGTGGCAGTTCTTGAAGCACAAGCAAAGAAAGATAGTGCTCAACAACTTGCTGATGCTGAAATCATTCGTGCTACTGGTGTTGCTAAAGCAAACCAAATCATCGGTGATAGTCTGAAAGACAATCGTGAGTACCTCCAGTATCTGTATATCACTGGTCTTGAAGATGGTAGCAAGAATGGTAACGTGACCATCTATGTTCCTACTGAAGGTGGTATGCCCGTTCCTACTCTTCAAATGAACAAATGATTGAATTTCTAATTGCAGCAGCGGTGTCTACTGCTCCCATGGACCGTTCGGAACAGATTAATCGGTTCTGTGCTTATGTAGTGGGTATTCCATATGCTAGTGATAACTTCACAGACGAGGAATGGGAACGGTTCAAATATTGTAGAGAAAATCTTCAGTAATTCATTATCTTAATTTAAATCTAATTATGGCAACCTGGAAAGCAGACGTATTTGTTAATTCTCAAGTTGGTAGGATTACTACAGAAGTTGAAGCATCAACTTTTCAAGGAGCACAGCAACAAATCTATGCTAAACATGGTGATGTCCAACAAATCACAAATCTTCGTCAAGTAAGAAATTCAAATTCATCTAGTTCATCTTCTAGTTCTGATGTTGGAGGAACTGTTGCTCTTGTTGGATTAATTGCTGTTGGATGGGCATTTGTTTCTTTTACTCCATGGATTTTAATGGGAGTTGGTGGAGCATTTGGTACTTGGATTGGTCAACTTGCAACTGGTCAAACAGTAGAAGAATATGCGGAAAGTAATTCTGATACTGGGCATACTAAAGCAGCAATTACTTTGGCACTAGCACTTCTTCTTGGTGGAATTGGGTTTGTTCAGGGAAATGAAATCAAAAAAGGATTTGATGTTCCTGATGCTCCTCAAACTCAACAGGTGAAGTGACAGTTTAGATAGTGGCACACTTTGGGTTCTCAGTGCCCTGAGAACCCTTTATAATATCAAAGTAATCAACGGATCACTCATGACCACCACCTTCGCTGAATACGCCGCTGCTGCTGAGGCACAGAAGAACATTGCAGAAGCAGTTCTAGGGCATACCTATGCTCTTTGTGAGGCACTGAGGCAGAATTACATTGATTATTCTATTCGCAGTCATCAAAAGTTCATTGCTGATGCTGATACTCACAACTATCACAAAGAACAGATTGCTAAACTGAAGCAAGGTATTAGTGATTATGAGTTCTATCCTGAGACTGGTAGAAAGTATCACAAAGTTATTATGAGCGCAAATGGTTCGCGCAGTGTGCATTGCTTCATCGACAAGAAGACTGGTGAAGTTTACAAGTCTGCATCTTGGAAAGCACCTGCTAAAGGTGTTCGCTTTGACCTTCGCATCATCAATCAACGTGAATGGTTGCTTCAACACGCCGATTGGGCAGGTGGTTATCTTTATAAGTGATGAATGAATTTACTTTTCGCCAAATCATGTTTCTTTTACATAAAGATTCTTCAGATCAAGCATATGATGCAATGGAATATTTTTTCTATGAGTATCTTCCAGATGATGTAGATCCTGATGTTACACTAATTGATTATCTTGATTCTATGATGTATGTATGACTAATCAACAACTAAGAAGTGAGCTTGATTTTATTCTGTATGCATTGGGCGAAACTCTTTGCTATGCTGAAGCAGATCCAGATTGTGATGTGGATGAAATTCCAGAACTTGTGTTTGATGCACAAAAAAGACTTTTGAATCTTCGTTCTTTTTTCAATGACAAAGACTGACAAACTGATCTTTATGGGATCATTCATTTGGTTAATGCATTGGGGTGTACGGGTTGTTGAAGAGTTGTTAAAATAAATAAAAGTAAAAAATATGAACACCCTAAGAGTAAAAGTTCCGAGGAGTGATAAAAATTATGGAATATCTTTAGGTGATTCATTACAAAGATGGTATCAGGCATATTATTTGGTACAAAAATCTGGTTTAAATTGCAAGATAATTCTTCAAGAACAAGATTGGCCAGAATTAAATTTTATATCTTTACCGATTACTGAAACAAGAAAAACCGATATTACTAAAAATGCACAAAAGATTGATCTTGACTGTGTAATAAAATTATTAGTAGATAATGATTATAGTGTATTAAAAGATTATGATAATTGGTATATTGAAGATTGGTTTTTCTTTAATAATATATTTGAATATTATATTGATGATAATTTAATTAACGAAAAACTTTATTTTTACAAAGATATTCAAAAAGATTATTTAAATTTAGTTAGATTTAACGATAATGAAATCAATGACTTTTTTGATGAACAATTTAGTGATATTATTTCACTTCATTTTGAAAGAGATTTTGATATTAGGATAACACAATATGATGTAATGTCATTTCCTGATGATGTTAGAATGAAATTTTATAAAGATTATCTTACTAAAAGAGTGCAGTATAGAGGGGTTAAAGAGAACATATACTATCCAAATTTTATATCTGATATAGAATATTATGGTATAATAGAAGAATGTTTAGAATATGAAATTAATCAAAATTTTTATATAAGCACATCTTCACAAATAGAATTTTTTCAAAATTATAAAGAAAGATACAGAAACATAAAAAATAAATTTGATTATATTGACATATTTTTAAAACTATTGGTTGAAAAATATGGGAAAAATTCTATAAAGGATTTAACTGTAATTTATAGGTTATTTGATCTGTTTGTCTTATTGAAAAGTAAACTTGTAGTACAACCTCATTCATCACCATTTGCTAAATTTTCTACACAAAATGAGAATGCGAGAGAATTAATTTTACCAGTTAAATACGGTAAATATAAGTCTAAGTCTATAAGAAAAGTTTATAATGGGAAATTTAAGTATGCTGAATTAAATATATTAGAAAATTTCACTTAAATGAAAACTATTACAGTCATTACACCAAAATCAAATAATCTGGATGGATCTATAGGTAATAGTATATTCATGTGGGCGCAAGCATATTACTTAAATTATAAATGCAATTTTGAATACAAAATAATATTAGATTATTCTACATGGTCTGAATTGAATTTGGTTGAATTTCCATATACAGAACTAGGAAACATTGAAATTTCGGCAAATTATCATATAATTGATTGTAATTTGATAAAAGAAGTTTTATTGAATAATAATATAAAAAATTTCATAAAACATGATCATTTAGTTATCGATAAATGGTATATTTTTGATAATAATGTGATATTAGATGATGATCAAAAAAAGATTAATTTTACTTATGATGATATAGATCCAATAAGTTTAATTAAATTCAAAGATGTTGCTTTGGAAGATTTTTTTAGAAAAGAATTTTCTGACTTCATATCAATTCATATCAGAAGATATCACGGTGTAATAATTTCTGAATCAAATTTAACAACATTACCAGAAGAAATACAGTATGATTTTTATTGTCAGTATCTAAATGATTGTAAAATATATTACAATAATTGGCCAACTGCTTCATATAAACATCCTTTTATTGATGATAAACAGTTTTATAAAGTAATTGACACTGCATTAGGGTTTAATAAAAACCAAAAATTTTATATTAGTACAGATATACCAAAAACTTATTATAGATACTATTTTGATAAATATCAAAACATATTTGACAAATACTCTTATCTTAAAACATTTATCTAATTCTAAATTACTTGTTAGATCATATATGTCTTCGTGGAGTATTGTTGCAAAACGATTAAGAAATACCCCTAGTATAATACTTCCTTTATCTGACAAATATAATTTGTCAACAAAGACACAGCATCTCAATTCAATTATAAAGAGTGTTATGTGACACTTTTAAAAGTGTCTACTGATGTGGTTTTTAGAAAATTCTGACCTTATACTAGTGGGGTAGTCAACCAAACTTCATGTACTACCTGGACATCAGCGGTTACGGATACCGTAAAAGGGTCTGTGAGAGCGTTGTAGACTGGTTTATGAACCGATACCTGCCACGACATCACGTTGGTATTCGTCTGGTTCATCGTGGTCTAAAGCGCGAATTGGTTTATGGATGGTGTGACTTTGAAGACGACTACAAGCGTCCTCGTTCATTCTTGATTGAACTCCAATCACACATGGAGCAAGAAAATTACATTAAAACCTTGATCCATGAGTTAGTTCATCTTCGTCAATGGGTTCTTGGTGATCTCCGCCAAAAACGGGGTAAAACTTATTATGGATCAACTGATGTTGATGAACTCGATTATGAGGACCAACCTCATGAAATCGAAGCAAGAGAGCAAGAAGAAACTCTCTACATCACTTATCTGATCGAAACTGGTCAGATGTTCCCCCAAACAAAATCGTTCCCACCATCTTCTCTGAGGTAATTAACAATGAAAAAATATGACCCAAATGAATATCTTCTTGAAAATCTTCTTCCTCGTATTCTTGCTATAAAACCTGTTACTGATGAAAGTGATATTTTTGAATGTCTTGGTGGAGATCCTGAACTGACTTCACAAGCATCTTGTCGAATTCAATTTGGAAATCAAATTGAAAGTTTTGGTAATAAAGTAATTTCTGACGTTACTACAAATTTGCTTGAGGAATCTAATTATGTTATTATTGGTGGTAAAAAGCGACAAGTAGATCATCTTTTTATTACTAAAGGTGGTGTTATTTGCTATCTTGAAAGTAAATGTAATCTTAATTTTGACAGCGAAAAAGTAATAATGAGTAATGAAAAAGTTAAAATTCTTGCAGAAAAGTTTGGAAATATAGTACCATATTACTTTGTTCCTGTCAGGAGACAACCAAGAAGGAAACATGTGGTAAAATATAAAAAAGAAGGTATTGAGGTTGTTGGTATGGAATGGTTATCAAATCAAATTGATCTTCCATTTGAAGTTGATCATTATTTTACCTTTCTTAAAGATGTTTGTGGTCCAATTATGGAGGAAAAGGGTATGATTCTTAAGGATTTGAGGAAATGAAACCTATAATTAAATATCAAGGTGGCAAATCTCGTGAAATTAAATTCATCAAGGAGATTATGCCACCCTCTTACAATCGAATTATCGAACCTTTCTGTGGAGGGGCAGCAGTGTCCTTCCATTTTGGTGTTCCAGCAATCCTTTCCGATGTCAATTGGCAAGTAATTAACCTTTATGGTCTTGTTGCAAGTCCAGTTTACGAAGATCTTCAACGATTTGTAGATCAAGTGAAGACATTTGATCATGATCAGTTAGAAAAACTGTTTTATCATTCACGAAGCGTGATCAACGATCAAAAGTCCCACAGTCCATTTGAAAATGCAACCGCATACATTATTGTAAGGCAACTGTGCTTCAGTGGCATGGAACGTTATAGTAGCAAGGGTGAATTCAATGTTCCCTTTGGACATTACAAGACATTTTCTTGCAATCTATCAAAAGAGCATCATGACTTCTTACTAAAATGTAAGATTTCTCATGCTTCTTTTGAGCAGTGTTTCAAATACGATACTGAGAATGACTTTATCTTCATTGATCCACCTTATCTTGACCGCCTTGGTTATACCACTGGTGATGGTGGTTTAAACCTACACGAAGAACTTCTAGGTTGCCTCAAGACAACATCTGCAAAGTGGATGATCGTTCATTCCGATCATGAATTCTATCGTGATAGTTATAAGGATTATAATGTCATGACAAAGGATTTCTTATATTCTCAACGCTTTGGTAGAGGTAAGGATCATAGTGGTGCAAGTGTGCAGCATTTGTATATCACAAACTACGATGCTGTGCCAGGTAACAAACTGGTACAACAGGTTGCCAATCCACTAGCAGATGTCCTATACTCATAGTAGTTAATCATTCATCATGTATCAAGGTTCCGTAAAGTTCATTTACAAAAGCAAAGAAATTATACCGACATATAGTTCTACGTTTCCAGAACTTATTCCTGATGAAACAGTGACTGTTCAAAGTGATTGTTATGATCTTAACATTCACCAGTATTTTGAACTATTCAAGAAATTTGTTAGTGCTCTTGGTTTCGATGAGAAAAACATTGTAAAAGGTGCTTGCCACCTTGCTTTCAATGAATCTAATAAAGAAGATGTGATGCGAGAAATCGCAGAAGAATATGATCTGATCATGTCTGAAGATCTTCCTGGCATCATGGAGGATCGTTTAAAGCAAGAGAAAGAATGGTTAGAACAGAATAAATCAGAACCAGATGTTTGGGAAAAACGTTATTGGCAATTGTACAATCGTTTTTGTAAGTTTGCACGGTTTACTGATGATGAATTGGATCAGATGGTAAAGGATACTATGCCTCCTTGGGGTCATAGTGATATGGAAGCACTTAAGTATACTGATGCAGAGATGAACGCCATGTGCGACAAAGCAGCATCTGATGAAGAGAAACGAAAATGTCAAGAGTATAATCTACGTGAGGCAGAATATTACAATAATGACAAAGTTGCATCAAATAGTATGACTTGGGATCAAGCAATTGCTGACGGATGGGAAATGACTGCAGATGGATTTTGGATCAAAGAATCTAAGAAACCACTAAATCCTTGGAATGGTTTAATTCCTGGTTCTTCTGAAGCAAGAGATGCTGGATGTTTGTGTCCAGTGATGGATAATGAAGAAATGCCTGTAGATAAAAAATGGGTTGATGTTGAATGTCCCATTCATGGTAGAAAGAAGAATGACTAATTATGACATGATGATTGATGCAGTGGTAAATCAAATTTACTTGCTGTATAATCAAACAGATAGTTGGAATGAACAACTATCTAAGGAAACTGCCCATCGTATTCTTCAAATTATAGAAGAATACAAAAGTAAATAAATTATTAATGTAATTTGCAAAAAACAAATGAAATGGATCTGTAAAGCAATGACCTCAGACACATATCTTGCTGCTGATGGTGGTTGGGTTCCTCTGCAATCCGATGCAAAACTTTTCACAACAGAGGAAAAGGATGAACTCAATCAAACAAAATACAAAATCCTTGAAAGATTTTGGGATAATATGTGGATCCCTATGGGGGATGAATGAAAGAAAACACTAAGTTTATTCTTGCCCTGATGCAGGTTGAAAACATTAGCAACCTTGTAAAGGATAATGAATATGAACAATTTTTCATTTCTCATTTAATTCCAATTAAAGTTGAACTTGAAAGACAATTGACAAACCTGAACCATTCACTTAAAATCAAGGAGTAATTTAAAACAAGAAATGAAGTATCTCTACATTGTTGACTACTGGGTTCCTTTTCCTTCTTCCGAATACGGTGGTGTTGTAACCGTAATCGCTCAAGATGATAATGAGTGTCATGATCTTCTCTTGGATTGGCGAGATGAATATGAAAATACCCATGATTCTCGTATTATGGAGCGTGTAGTCAACGCTAACAAATTTGCTCTTCTTGATGAAGAGGAATCCCGAATTGTTGATTCTTTTACTACCTGATATGGGACTTAATACTGAAATCATGCGCGAAGCATGTATTAATCACATCGAAGAGTTTTTTTGTAATCAAGTTCTTAATCAAATGGATCGGGGAAACCTTCTTAATGCCCAGTCTCTCCATGAAGAATTTGTTGTTAATGGTGAAGATGTTGCTAAGGAATGGATGTTTCTTAATGATCTGACTGAGTATGAACTTTGAGGAGGGTAAATTTGTAGAGTACAAGGGTTTTGTTGGTGAAATCTCTTTTGTAGATAGTAATTATCTATCAATTGCTAGACCATCTGTAATTGGAAACCCTTGGCCAATAACTGTTGTTGTCCATCGTAGCGAATTTTATCTTATCAATGAAGTATCAAGTGATCTATAAAGAACCTAAGTCTAAAAAAGGTTTCTATTATGAACAAAAAGCAACCTTTTTAGATATTAGTGATGCCATGTTTTGGCACGAACATATTAAAAAACAAGGTGCTATAGATATAGAAGTAATCCCTGTATTTTCATGACTGTACCATTAACAATGAAACCCTTTGATTATTATGATATTTCAAAGGTAGTTCAACCAGATATCAAAGATTACATGACAACTTATGTTTATGATAAAGGTCAACTGTTAGCAACGATTACTCCAGGTACTACTATTGAACAGGTTTTGACTGATAATAACATAAAACTTTCTACTACTGCAATAAAGCAGCAAATTTTGGATACTGAAAAGTATGAACTTGACATGAAAAATTATAAAGATCAAATTTCAACCATGGCAAAAGAACTTGGTTTTGATTTGTTCAAAGAGTTCGGTGTTGAAGATAATCCAAAAAAAGATAGGTGCTATAGTCTTGCTTATAAATTTGGTGGTCAATATGGTCCTCAAGGAGTTTATGATTGTTTTGAAAAGTTGGTGACTTTAATTAAAGATTGATGCATAAAATTAATGTAAGATCAGATAATACTGAAATCTTTATATTTAATCATCCCTGTCCAGAAGAACTTAATGTTCAACTGGAGAGGGACATTCGTATTTGTGGTGATCAACAAAATAAAAGCACTAATGTAAAAGCACTAATGACACATTGGGATATGTTCAATCATAGTGATGCATTTAATAATCTTCTTGATTGGATTACGGAATGTTTTGGGCAATGTGATTTACTATCTTTTAAGCGTCAGACAGAATATAAATTAAATTCATTGTGGGGGATGATCTATAAAAAAGGTGAACATGCAAGACCTCATGATCATCTACCATCTTATTTCAGTTTTGTATATTTTGTTAAAGTTGATGAGACATCATCACCACTTATATTTGAAGCAAGTAGTACCTACATTAAACCAGAACCTGGAAAGATTGTATTATTCCCATCACATTTAAAACACTATGTACCAGAACAAACTAGTGATTGTGAGCGTATAACTATTGCAGGAAACATAATTGCGACAGAATAATATGGACAGTACTATTCAAACAGCAGGAACTTTTGATGGGGAATATTATTCTCTTATCATTGGATTTAGAAAAAGTGATCATGCAATTACTTTAGATGGACTTTCTAAAGGTGACATGTTAGAATTAAAATCTTGTATTGATTGTATGCTACTTGGGGAGGAAGATTGTGAGTAATATATTGAAATATGGATTTATTGATACTTTAACTAAAGAAGAAGTTGAAAAGGTAAGTGGACTAGTTGATTTGTTCCATGAATACTGGGTTCACCGTGGTTTCTATTGTCCAGAAACTGGATTTGCAGTCAATGTAGATACTCCAATAGATTTTTATACTATTGGTGGAGTTACATATATTGATGGACTTGCTGGACTAGATGGGTATTATAATTATTCAAAAGCAGTCAATCCAACCTTAAAGGAGTACTTTGGTTGGTTATACGATATTGTTTTTGATAAATTAGAAAAAGAAATAGGTCCATGTGAGTTAATTGATGAATTGGCACATCCTGGATTTCATATATTTGGTCATCAACCAGGACGACACACATATTCTCATACGATACAATATGTAACACGTCCTTTAGCAACAATTCATTATGATCTACAACAAAATAAACATTTAAAAATTTGGGAACAATTTAAAGAATGTGATCTTGAAAATTGTTTGTCATTTACATTGTGCATTGAAATTCCTACTTCTGGTGGTGGATTGAATACTTGGTATGAACCATCTTTGAAACAGTATGAACCAAGAAATCCTTATACCCTTGAAGTAAGAAACATGGATTATGAGGATTTGGGGTCACCCACTGCAGTAGTTCAATATCAACAAGGAAAAATGTTTTATTTTATTGGGAAACTTTTACATCAGATGGCACCAGCAGCACAATCTTTGTCCAGTAAAGAACGTAGGATTACATTGCAAGGTCATGGTGTGAAATGTGATGGTGTGTGGAAAATATATTTTTAAAATATGAACAAAAGTATAAGATTTATTGATAATTTTTATTACTATGATGATGGTGGATGGGGACAAAGAATTTATTCTTTAGAACAAGCGTATTATATTGGATATAAAATGAATTTTGAATATAATATACTTGTACAAACTCCTCATTGGCCAGAGTTACATTTTTTGGATATTCCAAAAGTAACTGGTATAGAATGTGATGATATTCAAGAGTTTATAAAAACATCAAATGGTGAAAAAGCATCATACTTGAACTCTGAATTGATGAATGATGTCTTAATGAATGGTAAACATAATATTTTAAGACAAAGTAATCATTGGTATTTTGACGAGTGGATAGAAGAAACTAAAGATCTTGTAAAAGAAACATTCTTCATTAAGAAAGTAAAGTTTAAAGATCCAAAAATTGAAGAATATCTAAAAAACAACTTTAAAGATGTAGTTGGGTTTCATTTAAGAAGAAAATACTGGGTAAAAGTTGAAGAAAAGGATCTTGAAACTTTACCAGAACATTTAAGAGAAAAATACTGGAAAGAAACCGAGAAGTATAGAGATACACCTGTTGATCAATACTTGTTTATACCAGATCATCAATACTTTAAAGTTTTAGACAAAATCGTTGAGAGAAACAAAAAGCAAAAAATTTTTATCTCTTCTGATATTTCTCCTGAATTCTATGCTCATTATTATGAAAAATATGACATAATCACTTATGAAAATTTTAAAAAAGAATTTAAAGAATTATTGAGTGAAACTGTTGACAAAGAAGTTGTTAATCGCTATCCTGATACTATAAATGCTTTATTTGATGCATTTGCGTTATCTTATTGTAAACTAATAGTTAATTCTCCTTCATGCTTTTCAATGTTTTCTTCTGATAGAAATGAAGTTCCAACTATTACAATAAAAAGAACTAATAAAAAATTTATAGTTTTTAATTATCCACATCACAAAGGTTTTTTACATAATAATTGACATGAAACAGAAGAATTTATGGCGTTGGTGGGCAAAGGCGATTGGTGAAAAGGCAAGTAAGTGTGACAAGGAAAGTGACACTGTTGCAGTTATTAGAACAATTATATTTTTAACATACTTGATTACTAACTGTTTTATTGTTGCTGGGGTAGTACGGCATTGGAACGATGACAATAAAATCGAAATTTTTATTGAAAATGTTCCAGTAAAAGAACAATCAATGATATGAAAGTTAAACTAATACATCCATTAATTGGTCAATGTGTTATAGTTAATAATGTAATGTTTAGAAGGATATGGTCTGAATACAATGATATTATTTTGTGGGATAGATATGATGAAAAAAATGATGAATGGAAAAAAGTAAAAACTGATCATCAAAATAAATTAGAATTAATTTATAATAAAAGTATTGAAGATAATTTAGAAGTTGAAATCAATAAAATCATAGAGTTTTTAGAAAATTGAGTGAGAAGTGGACGGATTTTAAACTGTCCACCACAGGATCTCATTGCTCCCACATGCCTTATACTAATTAAGTAATCGGAAACAACCCAATGATTTCCTTCCCATCACGAGCACATCACGTTGCCTCTTTGTATGATGCTTGCAAGTTGATTGTTGACACTTATTGCAACACCGATTTGCTTGATGTTTATGAAGATCATAAACTTGGTGATGCCTACCAACTACAAGCAACATGTCGTGAAATCGTGAACCTGATTGCTGAGGGAGAAATCAAATGAAACCTTACCCTCTTGGACTTGACAATCCCTATGTAATCCGTGGTATCATTGGATCATCTCGTTGGGGATTGTATGATCGTGAAACCTATCAAAAAATTGCAGAATTTCCAAATGAATACGCTGCATATGATGCTCGTCGTGCAATTCTAAAATCTCAAGGTTATAATGCATGAAAAAATATATTATAATTTCTTTAAGTGTAATTGTTGCATTGAATGCTTTTATCATTTATCGTGATAAACAATTGTTTAAAGCATATGATGCATGTAATCAATCTATTAATCATCCAGATTGCCCATACAAAAAATGACTATTTCACAAGGACTAGTTGAAACTGAACACGAAGATCCTGGATTTGAGATTATTCATCTGTCATTCAGGAGACGAGAATCTTCCCACCTCTATGGTGGTCCCGTGTATTACTACATTGGCAACATCGTATTCCGTTTGACTAACGAGGATGCCAAAGGTCGCATGGAATATATCATGCAAGAGAACGAAAGAGTTCGTGTAGCACCAGACGAAGAACTTCATGACAAGTATTATGATGGTCTTCACTTCAAGTTCAATACTGAAGAACGAGAAGAGGATGCTGTAGAAGATGAGGATGGACAGAAGTTCTATCCATTAGATATTATCAACAAACATGGTATCAAAGATGAAGATGTATTCATCTGGGGATACCGTCGTAACATGGATCCTCTTCATGACTTCATTGAATACAATGAGAAGTTTGATTGTTACAGAATGCACGAATACTTCCAAGACACCCCAGTAGTTCGTGGTATAATCCAGTATCTCCAAGACATGAAAGATGGTAAACCTAATCCAAGTCGCACGGTCTATCATGAGCAGTTCCTCGCAACGCTCACAAACCTCTGCTGGTGGTGGGATTGATGAAACCTAAAATCCGTGTCATCTTAGAAATGGCAATCGAAGAAGGTGTGCGTCGTGGTTATGCTCGGGCACACAAACATGTTGAAAATCCTAATGAAGGGTCAATCATTGCTCACATTGAGGAGCATGTGATGTCTTCTATCTACGAATACTTTACTTTTGATGAGGAAAATTATCAATGAGTTTTTCTAAGACTGTTTCTGTATTTGCTGCTCTCGCAAGTATTTTTGCTGCTGGTGCTGCTGGTTGGAAACTGGCAAATGAAAATCAACCACAACCAGTAGATCAACAGAAACAAGATGTTTCTGTTTTTGAGGAGAAAATCAATGAACTTGAAGAACAACTGAAAGAAGTTAAGGAGCAACCTAAACCTGAAACTGTAGTTGTTAAACAACCTGCTATTCTTCCTCCACTTCCTCCAGTTCCAGAACCTAAACCAGGAGAATTTGAATAATGTCTCTGATTGATACTCTTGAATATTTTATTGATGATGTTGGGCAACATTTAGAAGATCTTGCATGGGAAATTAGTGAAGAAACCAACTATGATGATGAAGGACACCAAGAACGAATGGATGACTTCTGTGAGCAGTATGATGAACACAAAGAACGATTAGAAGATCTTAAAACCATTAAATCTATTATTGAGGCACAACAATGACTTACGACCAACTCTACGAGCATATTACCTTTTATGTTTCTCAAAAACTTGATGATAAGCGTAAAGCATGTTTGATTCTAGGTGCATTTATGGAATTTAACCTTGATTGTCTTGATGAAGGTGTAGACCCTCGCACACTTGATTTGACTGGTTTTGTGAATGAAAAACTTGATGAATTGGAGGAAGTAAAATGAGCGGCGGGCACTTTGGAGATTGTGGTTACGATTACTATAAGGTAGCACAGTTTGCTGATGAGTTGGAAGTAGAGATTGAGAATAATGGTAAGGAAAAGAATGAAGATCGTACTTATGGTTATGAATGGTATCCTAATCACGAACCAGAAGTAATTGAGTATCTAAAGAAACAAATTCCTATTCTCAATAAGATGTCAGAAATTATGCGTCATATTGATTATCTGTATTCAGGTGATCTTGGTGATGATACTTTTATGGAACGGGTTAAAGAAACAGAAGCAAAGTATAATGACCCTATTCAGCAGATCTTAGATGATCCTGATGATAATTTGAATGAAAGGATCGCTGCTGCCCTTCAAGAAGCAATAGTAGAATATGACACTTGAATAACTGGCACAGGGCATCTCCACAGGTGCTCTTTTTGCTGTATAATGACTTCAGTTCAAACAAAGGGATGACCACCATCACTCAAGAGCACTGGAACACACTCTACACCAAACTCTATGAGGCGTATGAAGAGTGCAGCAAAAACTATGATGAGACTTACCGACAAATGATCGGTCAAGTTCTGGATCACATGATCTACAACAAACCTT